GCCACAGAAGTAGGAGTGATAGAGCCCAGCGTAATGGTAATTGCTGGCGTTGTTGTAGCAGTTGCTACAGAACCAGAGACGCCAGCAACTGTTGACACCGAGACAGAAGTAACTGTACCACTGCCGCCACCGCCGCCGGACAATGGAGTTTCGGTTCCCGACGAATCGAGTGAATAAAAAGTTCCGCTAGTCTTAGCGTATAACAGTATTTGTCCTGATGTGGGCGATGAAGGTACTGTATCCCCTTCTACCATTAAGATTCTTGCTGGTGTGCTCATAATATTGCTATAACTCCATAATTTTCTATTAAGCCGTCAAGTTCACCAGTCACTATATATATTGGTGTCTTGTAGAAACAACAAATGTTTCTGCAGTGGATACTAAATCTCTCCATGTTATTCCTTTTTGCTTTGTTATTTATCAGAAACCCACAATTACAATAACAATATAGAAAATCTATTTTATTTTGATAAATAATGGATGAAGCTTTTCGAACTTATTAATACTCAGACCAAGACAACTGATATAAAATCTCCGTTTGACATGGACAAATTAAATAAAGAATACGAGAAGAAAAAAAATGGGCCGGAATCCGGATCCTATGCAAGGGCCCGGCCTAATAAGAAAGATCCGCATATGTATTCCAAGTATACATATTTTCCAACCGATCTTAAGAAAGATGCATATTATCAATACATAAAGGCTATCGAACCTCATATTGGTTCCAATCCGTATTTTCCCAGAGTCTATGTTGTCGAACTAATACGTGACCCGCAAGGTCAAGTTAAGCCCAACTATGGCATGGAAAAATTGGTTACTGCTGATAGTTTTGATACAGATGCAATTATTGCAATGGGTGACCGGATGTTTAAAGGCTTTGCAGATGATTTTGGGTCAGGCGAAAATACAACAGGCGAGGTATTTAATTCAATAATCAGGCTTGTTGCCGAGATAATGGAATGGCCATCTTCGGCCGAATATATAAAAGATGAAGAACTCAGGCAAGCATTATCTTTAATAGACAAAATAGAAAAATCAGATCCGAGTTTTGAATACGATATGCATACAGGAAATGCTATGATCAGGGGAACATCCAAAGGACCTCAGTTTGTGCTTATGGATCCACTTTGGGATAGATCACGGGGAAGCCAGATAGGCAAAAAATAAGCAGACATAAGAAAAGCCACTTTAAGTGGCTTTTCTATTATAGTGCAATATTACAGTGTTACGGGTTCTTGTGCAGATTCCAGAACAACAATTGCAATCTCGCTATTAACCACATCAACATTCACTTTGCCGCCGAATTTTAACTCGCCAAACAAAATATGCTTAGACAATGGCTTCTTAATCTTCTCTTCGAACAGTCGCTCAAGTGGTCGTATTATGATAAATAACAATAGAGACTTAATTATGAATTACCAATTACATTATGATACCCTTATTAATAGGGCTAAACTTAGGATTTTACCATTAGATCAATATACTGAATCTCATCATATTAGGCCAACATGTATCGGTGGTAGAAATATTAAAGCTAATTTGGTTAAACTAACACCCGAGGAACATTTTGTAGCACATCAACTGCTAGTTAAGTTATATCCAGTCAATCCACTTATATTAAAAGCATGTCATATAATGACAAATAGTAACAGTAAAGTTAAACGAAATAATAAATTATACGGCTGGATAAGAAAGAGGTTAAGTATTCTATCGTCTAAAAGAGTAAACGTCGATGATACAATATACACATCGATGTTAGAGACTAGTAGGGTGTTCAATATTTCCGCGGATGTTGTCAGGCATAGATGTAAATCAACAAAATTTCCAAACTGGAATTATGCTGATGGCCTTATCATTAAGAAAATCGGAATAAGAGAAATAAATAAAATAAATTGCGATGGTATACTATTTCCATCTACCGTGCAAGCTGCCTTACATTTTAATATATCAAAAGATGCCGTCGGTCATAGATGTAAATCAACAAAATTTCCAAACTGGTTTATTATCGGAAAAGAAAAGACTGAAGAAACAAGAAATAAAAGACCGAATAAAGGTAAAATATTATGTGATGGTGTTATATTTGATGATATATACGAGGCAGCTAAATATTTTAACGTTTGCACTAATAGCATAAGTGCTAAATGTAACTCACTATATCATGAGAACTGGAATTTTTTAAATTCCCCGATAATTAAAATCAAGAAAGTAAAGAAAATTCCAGTGTGTGATAGTATTGAATTTGCATCATTCTCTGATGCAGCAAAATATTTCGGAATTACATTACAGGGTGTACTATATAGATGTAAGACCGAAACATTTAAAGACTGGTATACTAAATATCTAAATTAAGAGATTCAGTAATCGTAGATTCAATTGTTAGGTGTATTTTGTCATCCAACACATCAAATATTGCGTGGCCACCATTCCTTAGTTTACCGAACAATATTTCTTTAGACAGTGGCTTTTTAATCTCCGTCTCGGCTAAACGCTCGAGTGGTCGAGCACCCATCTTAGGATCGAATCCATGTTCGGCAAGCCAAGCACGGGCCGTTATTGTCACAGCAATCGTAATGTTCTTAGGAGCCAACATAACTTCTGTCTTCTCGACTTCAGCATTAACAATCAATGCCATTTCTGTCATTGTCAATTTCTTGTATTTGACAATACCATCCAGTCTGTTTCTAAATTCTGGAGTAAAGAACTTTCTCAACTCGGTTTCAACAGCGGATGAATTGTCCTGATCACCAAACCCAATTTTCAATTGCTCTGCGGCAGCAGCACCAATGTTAGCTGAAAGAATAATAATAGTGTTGGAGAAGTCAACTGTCTTTCCTTTTGCAGATGTAAGTCTGCCATCATCCATCACCTGCAATAATACAGTCAGTACATCCGGATGTGCCTTTTCAACTTCGTCCAGCAACAATACACAATTTGGATCAGTATCGACTGCCTGGATTAATTGCCCTTCGCCCATCTTACCTTCACCGTGCCCAACGTATCCCGGAGGGGCGCCGATGAACTTGGATACAGTGTGCTTTTCCATATATTCCGACATGTCGAATCGTGTAAATTTAACACCTAAGATCTCTGCAAGCTTCTTTGCCGTGTATGTCTTTCCGCTGCCAGTTGGGCCAGTAAACAAGAAGCTTCCAATCGGCTTAGCTGGATTACGCAATCCTGCTTTAGACAAGTGAATTGCATCTACCAACTTGTCTAATGCCTCATCCTGACCATAGACTTTATCTTTGAGTCTTGGAGCAAGTTCTGCTAATGCATCATTTTCTTTCATATTCATCATCTGTGCAGGAATACGTGACAGCTTCGAAGCTGCTGAAAGAACAACGTCGTCCGAAACAACTTTCTGTTCATTCAGTTTAGCGTTTGCGCCGGCTGAGTCCATAATGTCGATAGCCTTATCCGGGAAGAACTTTTGTTTCATGTAACGATCAGCAAGGTCCACACACATATCGAGTGTACCGGGGTTATAAGTTACATCGTGAAATTTCTCATAGTATTTTGCAAGTCCAGCAAGAATCAATTTTGTCTCAGCAACAGATGGCTGATTAATATCGTACTTCTGGAATCGACGAAGCAATGCTTTGTCCTTTTCGAAATGTTCATGGAACTCATCATATGTGGTTGCACCGACACACATAAGTTCGCCCTTAGCGAGCATAGGCTTCAATAAGTTGCCTGCATCCATTTGACTGCCAGTCGCGGAGCCAGCACCAAGAATCATGTGAATCTCATCGATGAACATGATACAGTTGCCGAGCTTCTTAACTTCGTCAAGTACACCTTTGAGGCGCTCTTCGAAATCACCTCGGAACTTTGTTCCTGCAAGCAATGCGCCGAGATCCAGACTGTATACAACTTTCTCCTGCAATGCTTTAGGAACTTCTTTGTTTGTAATTTTCAACGCCAGGCCTTCCGCAAGGGCAGTTTTTCCTACCCCCGGTTCCCCAACATAGATTACATTGTTCTTTTTCCTGCGAGCCAAGATTTCGATAGTATCGATAACTTCTTTCTCGCGACCAATGACAGGATCGATCTTGCCGTCTGCTGCTTCTTTATTGAGATTTCGAGCAAACTGGTCGAGTGCAGATTCTTCCTTTTCTTGGGATTTTTCATCTTGTTTACGTAATTTCTCAATCAGTTTTTCTCTGGTCACGCCGTTCTTATTCAGGAAATAATATGCGTGGCTTGTTTCCTCGCTAAGGATACTTAGCAAGACCGATTCGTTACTCAGCTCATTTCTGCCGCTGAATACAAGCTGTGTCAATGCACGTTGGAAGGTTCTGTGAACAACCTGTGTTCGTTTAGCAGGAATTTCCTTTAATGCATCTGGTTTTTTGAGATTAGGATCTGCAAGAAATGCAATAACATCTGCCTTTATCTTTGCAGGCTGGCAACCAGCAGACAAGATCATCTCATTTACTTCTTTCTGGTGCAACAGAGAAAGCAAAATGTGTTCCAATGTCACGTACTCATGATTATTATCATTAGCAAACTCTGTTGCTTTTTCAACCATTTTTTCAACTTTCTTAGTACTCATCTTAATCCTTATAAATTAATGGTTTCTCTACGCTTCACAGATTTTAGCAATTCTAACTCCTCGGTCGACAACTTAGGGACTGTTATAGAAACTCTTACCAACATATCTCCGTATTGATCCGTCTCGGGGTTTTTCATTCCCTTTTTATTTAGCTTTACTATTTTACCAAATTGCATTCCAGCAGGTATTTCGAATTCGTACTCTGCACCATCCAAGTGTACAAATTTTGCATTAATTCCAAAAATAGCTTCAATTGCTGTTATCTCCACTTCAATCAGCAAGTCATCATTTGATCTTTTAAATTTTAAATCTGGCAAAACATCCACCCTGAACATTTTACCACCATTGAACAACTTAGTTCCGGTTCTTATGCCTTTCGGTAAGTGTATTGTTGTTGCAGCATCTATTGTTATTGTACGCCCTATATAAGCATCTTGCAATGATATAGTAATTACATATAAATTTTGTTTGGTCCGGGTAGTGTAAAAGTCGTCTAAGTTACCGGGTCTATGTTTAAACATTTCAGTGAATGCCTTAGCTACACCGTCCATGTCATCATTACTGTTCCAACCATCCCAGTCTGTCTTATTGTGGAATCTCTGCGAGGGATTATCGTGGGCTGCTTTCTTTTCCGGATCACTTAATGTCTCGTAAGCTTCCTTAGCCTCTCTGAATTTCGCCGTGGCATTATTCTTCTCCGACGATTCGGTAGGGAATTTATCTGGATGATATTTGCTTGCTAGTTTTCTATATGCAGATTTAATCTGCATACTATCTGCATCTTTAGCAAGTCCTAGGATTGTGTAGTAATCCTGTTTACTCATTATTTTCTTTCTAGAATCGGTAAGTGATTCGCCCTAAATTCAAATCATATGGACTCATTTCAACTTCAACCACGTCATTTAGTAAAATTTGGATGTTGTTTTTCCTAATCTTACCGCTAACAACTGCGTTCAGTATGTGCCCGTTTTCCAGTTTAATTTTAAATCTGGCGCCTGGGGAAGCATCTGTTATCTTTCCGCGAGCTGTAATCATATCTTCTTTAGCCAAGTTATCTAGTCCTATTAACAAGTTGAGTGTTCTTCACTAACATTACCGTGTCGTCTCTATTAACGCAAAGGTATTTTCCTATCGGTAAAACATCGCAGTTACCAAGCATGTTGCTTAATATGTTAGCTTCATATGGCTTATTTTCAAGGCCAAATGCAGACTCACTTAAGAAGTTTCTGCCGATAACTGTATCATAGTCGCCGACATCTACAACTTCAGTAACTATAGTTCTACCGTTATGGCTCATTGTAACAATGTTCCCGTCAACTGTCAAGTTGGATGCATATGATTCCTTAAGGAACATCTCGATGCCTTCTTTAATATCTTTCATTTTAAATTCGTCCTTTGGAACATATTGTTCTGGGTTTAATATAACGTAATTGAATAATTCCGGATCGTTGAATGCAAACTCTCTATCGTCTGATAGATATGTTTTCACTGCCCAGGTTATGCTGCCGGTTAAATTTTCTATATCCTTTAGCAGTGCCTGAAATTTATTTGGGAAAGTGTCATCCCTACCCATTTCCACAAATATTAAATATCTGCCTTCTTCGTCTGTGCTTGGGCTCACTTCAACATCTAATGTATCTATGAAGCCGCGTTGAATAAATGTATTCAGATCCTCGGCAGGTTCTTCGTCCGTTAAATAGAACGCAACAACAATAACATCCTTGTCGTCGCCTGCTTTAGGCGTAAACTCATCGATGGATACATCAGGCAGCAACTTACCATTTAGGTCGCCGTTCTTTAAACTCATACCCCGCCTCCCATTTCTTCATCGGGATTACCCATATCATCCATTTGACCTACTTCGGAGGTTTCGGTCGACATGTCATCCATCTCCGATGTTTCGCCATATGCATCCGCTAAGTCCGAATTTGTCTTCTCTATGTCTTTCTGGATTATATCATCTGTATGTTCGATTCCACGATTAATATATTTAATGGGCATATCTATTGTTACAAGCCAGATTTCAGATTCGTCCATCTTAGCTCGTTTGGTTTCCGGGTCTACCCAATCCTGTGGACCTTTAACTTTAACAGGACGTTTGAATACACCCTTCCTGAATCCTATCCTGGCGCCAAGTTTAGTTAGGCGTAATCCGGCATTTGGATCGGGCATCAGTTTTGCCGGATACATCCACACAGTTTTAAACCAATACCTGTCGATGTGCGGCCCCTCAACAAGTTCTCCGAGAGTCCAATTTTTATAAGCAAATATTTCTGCATTATCTAAAGTTCTCTCTAATTCTAATAACATATCGAGTACACTGTCTCCTCTGGATATATTTACTAGCGTATTTTTTATCGAATCGAGATCAGTCATTTTTTTTCCTACATTGTGTTCCGTGCCATCTCTTATAATTTCCAGGATGCATTTTTACCAAAAGTTGATGGACCACATAATGTTCTTCTGGGGACAATCGAACAATATTTTCTTTTCTGTTATTTCCATTCATACATTTGGGGATAATATGGTGTTTTCTAAATATATGTCAACGGGACGATTAATAGATCTGGAAATTAACATTTCATAATGATATTTATAATTCATATGTCTTATTTATCACAATTATGCAGATGTCGAGATTAAAATAAATAGCCCAATTATACTGCATATATCGAATATTGTATAAATACGATTACATGATATCCTTTTATAGAGATACATTTCACAATATTAATCCTGTTCTTGGATTAGTTGTTCCACAATCTAAAATTCTTAATGGAGAAATAACCTTGAGTAAAAATCGTAAAATGGCAAAACTATCACCTAATTCTCGCACATCATACAAACCAACAGACGACCAACAGTCTACGGTTGTTAAGTTCGGAAATAGGAACTATAAGAAAGTCGAGATGTTACCCAGAAATACAGCGCAGGAAGCTTACGTCGAGGCATTGCTCGATAAACGTATGGTGTTTGCAGTCGGGCCGGCCGGCACAGGAAAGGCCCAGCCATTAGATGCAAAGATTAAGATCCCCGACGGATGGGTAACAATGGGCAATATAGGCATTGGCGATGTAGTGTCTACGCCGTCCGGCGGTACAGCAAATGTTGTTGGTGTATTTCCGCAAGGAATGAAAGACATATATCGTATTACATTTTCCGATGGCAGAACTACCGAATGTTGTAAAGAACACTTGTGGGAGGTTTATTACAGAGATAATTGGGGCAATATATCCAAGGTCATGAGTTTAGGTGATATTATAGAAAAATCTAAGAAATTTAAAAAGAAATTTCAGATTAGATTGCCGAAGCACGAAAACACTGCCGATGTTGACCTGCCTATTAATCCATATGTCCTAGGCTGTCTCCTGGGAGACGGATCTATGACTATTACAGGCAGGATAGAATTTTCGAGTGCAGACAAAGAAATCGTTAATCGACTTAATGAATCTGTACCTGACGGCACATTTAAATTTAAATCCAACTATGATTATATATTTGTGTCAGGAGGAAAAGGGTCTGGCCATACACCAGGGAAGTTCGGATCAGAATTAAGACAAAATATATTTAATCTTGGCCTGTTTGGAAAAAAATCTTTCGAAAAATTTATCCCATTAGCATATTTGAATTCTTCAGAATCTCAAAAAATTGAATTATTACGTGGATTGCTGGACACCGACGGATATGCTGATTCTAAAAATAACGGATTGTACTTTACATCTACCAGTAAAATACTTGCAGAACAAGTTCAGTACCTTGTAAGATCCATCGGCGGCACCGCAAAAATTTCATCCAAGGTCCCTACTTATACATATAAAGGAATTAAAAAATATGGCAGAATTGCATATGATGTAAAGATAGATCGTAAAGACAAAAAAAATCTAGTATCTTTGCAGAGGAAAAAAGACTGTTTATCTGACAACGGACAATACATAAAATTTAACACTATATCTATTAGTAAGATAGAATTGGCAGGATCTAAAGAAGCACAATGTATTATGATTGATTCCGAAGATCATCTGTATATCACCGACGATTTTATAGTGACACACAATACACTGTTGGCTGTTCTTAGAGCAATTAAAGCATTAAGGGAACATGAGATAACACGGATTATCATAACTCGCCCTGCTGTTAGCGTTGACGAAAAACATGGATTTTTGCCAGGAGATTTGAATGCTAAAATGGAACCATGGACACGACCTATATTCGATGTGTTCGATGAATACTACGGTGTAGTGGAAACAAAGAAAATGCTAGAAGATGGAACAATTGAAATTGCCCCACTAGGCTTTATGAGGGGTCGAACTTTTAAACATTCGTATGTGATTTTAGATGAGGCCCAGAATTGCACACCGTCACAAATGACTATGGTCCTAACTCGTTTAGGGGAAGGTAGTTCTATAGTAGTTACCGGTGACTTAAAACAACATGATAGAGGATTTGAAGAAAACGGATTAAAAGATTTCCTTAAAAGATTTCCTAAATCTGACAACGACATAGCTGTATGTACATTTGAAAGATGTCATGTCGAAAGAGACCCACTTGTATCTAAGGTATTAGGCATTTACGGTCAGGATTAAATTTTTAATAAGGTATAAAGCTCGTCTTTTGTAATAGAAGACGAGCTTCCTTTTTTAAGATTATCAATAGATATTATAATCCTTGCATACTATATCATAAATGTCCTTCCAGGGAGTATCGAAACTTACCTTAGGAAATAAATCAGTATTGTAATGTGTATTGTATGGGTGATTAATTAGCAACGGTCGCAATCCGTTTTCGTACCCTGCTTCTGCTTGCCGCATATGGTCCTCGATCCAGAAATATTTAGTCCCCTCCCATGCCTGCAATGTAGTGAATTTGTTTGTGCCCATTGCAATGCAATGTACATCATCAAATATGTCACCGAAGTGATTAAGTAGATTACGCTTTCTGTATACAGCAGAAGCTGGATGATCGCTTATGCTTGTCACTACAGTGAATCTAAATCCTTTTTCTGCTAATTTTCCAACATATTTTACAGAATCTGAGAATGGTGCCAACTCGGCTACATAACTACCTTCGTTAAACTCTTTAATAGAGGAATGTGCTAAATCTGGCGAAATTCCATGCCTGCCGGAGATGCTGTAATCAGCATCTGTATCAGGTAATCTCGGATGACCTTTTGATAGCATGAATCTATCGAATCCAGCATTCCAATCTAATAGTACGCCATCGGCATCAGTTAATATTATCTTTTCCATACACTGTATCCGTCCTGTGTTTCTAGATGACTTACATCTCTCTTTATGTCGATAAGCGATCGTATCATGAGGTCTATCTCAGTTACCAGGTCCTCATGAATTACCATCGGAGGGTCTATTATCTTATTGCGATTTCTTACCTGATTTTTTATATCATTTATTTTACATTTGAGGATATAGAATTCTCTTTCTATATATTGATCGAAGTTAGCTGACATTATGAATCGAAGACAGTTTTTAATCTAACTGTTCCAAATTTGTCAGTGTACAATTCTGGTTCAGTGGCCTTTTCTGGCCTATCAGCTTTGTACATACTATCTAGTTGCGATAGTTCTTTTTCATATTTCTTTCTAACATAACCCTCGAACTGTTTGTAATCGGTCATCCCGCTACGTGAGCCTGTCAGCATCTTTTCATTAAGGTAATCCGCAATAGCTGTCGACATTGTGTGATGTCTATTTCGGAGTTGGTTAACAAACTCCACAGTCTCGGAAACTTCCCAGTGATCTTTCGTGCCTCTCTTAAGGCTGTGCTTGTGAGATAATACGATGAATACTTTTTCTTTTGCCATTTTATTCCCTTTACATTACCCCACGTGCAATCATTTCTAACTCTATAAATGTTGCTGCTAAATTTAGCTCTACGTCAGCACACATTGTATGCTTTACCAATCCGTCCCGAATAGTTAAAATACATTTATTCTGGATATCACTATCCTCACCCCACACTTCGATGTTTTCATACATGAATGTATAGATGTCCTCATATTCGTCCTTGTTAGCCTGAGCACAAACAAGCTGTCTTGCTTCCTTATATTTCTGAGATCTAAATAATGCAATCATATCCAACTTATAATCTGCAACTTGCTCACTGTCCTCATCGGGCGATACTAATTTTCCATCCATCGAATTTGCTTGCAACATACTAATCCCGCGACGCAAGTCTGGATATGTTTTCTCTGTTATAGCACCTAATGCATCAAAATTAATTTCCACATTTTCTGCGGTGAGGATAGCAATGAGTCTCATGTCAAACTCATCCTTATCCAAATTCTGGATATGCATTCTGCCGGTTTCACATCTGGACTTAATTGCAGGGATAATCTTATTTGGGTAATTGCAGGTAAGCAGGCATCTTACCGAACTTGCATACTTCTCCATCGTGCCACGCAATACACCCTGGGCTGGTGCGGATAGTCCGTCTGCCTCATCTAGGAAAATATATTTCATTTCTCCATAGCCCATTGTCTCGGAAAAACGTGTAATAGTTTCACGAATGAAATCTATGCCATTATCTTTGGATGCATTGACTTCTAATACATCAAACGGATCAATCTTTAATTCGCCTAGTAAGGCTTTAATAAGAGTGGATTTGCCAGTTCCTGGGGAACCAGACAGAAGCATGTGCGGTAATGCCCCTGATTTAATCCATTTTTCTATTTGCGTTCTCTGTTTTTGATCTTTGAAAACGTAACCATCAATTTCGGCGGGTCGCCATTTTTCTGTCCAAAGTTCTTTCACGTTATACTACCCTTTTGTTAAAAGTAGTATAACTTATTTCCTTATGGAATGTCAAGTAGATGTGAATTCAGAGAAGATCGCTGTTTCCGGATCTGTGTCAGAGACTAGGGAAACGGATTGTGGCCACTCGACGCCCCACATATTTACTTCTGTTCCATCATCTTCTTTAACTGTCATCATGCGTGTCCAACGAACATTGTCGATTAAGATCCACTGTCCTTTCTTAACTTCGGTTACGTCAGGACCTGCCGAATATACCTTAGCCCAACGTGCTCGAATTCCTTCGCTCTTTCCGTCGTCGTTGGGAATGATAATACCATTGACAACTCTGGAACCGCGTTCCAAATCTGTAACTAATACTTTACCTTTAAGTGCTCTGATTTTCATTTTTATCTCTCTCGTTGTGTGTAATGCTTATTTTCAATTGTCATTGTCATCTTCCATGATAATATCGCCAGATAGTAATTCCGTTTCTTTCTGCTTGTTAGCCTTAACCGGCTCCTTTGCTTTCTTCTTAGGAGTTTCGAAAGCATCTGGTGTTTTCGGCAGAGGACCCTTTAGCCCAGTTTTCACAATCGCAGTATGCGTTCTGTGATTTTCTCTTGCAATTTGGTCTGCTGTTTTGGTTACAATCCCGCTTCGAATTTGATCGCCCCTGGCATTTACTGGCATATTTCCGACGGCAGGAACTTTTTCATTTTCCCTTCGCATGGAATCCATGTCGATTGTGAGACCTCTATATGTTACGTGGTTGCTCATCTTCCTCCTTAGGCTGCTTTAGCTTCTTTTCGTGAATTCTTTTCTGCAGTAATTTCATTTCTACGAGATTTAATCAACTTCGACATTTCTGCCAATGCTTTACGTGCTCGTGTACCAGCTGCCGAATTACCAGCTTGAAATTTTGCATCTTCTGCAAGAAATGTGTTGTATGTTTGTTCTAATTCTGTTGTTGTCATTTTATTCCCTATTTTAAATAATCTTTTATATCCAAATTGTACCGAAGTGAATCAACCCTATGTATTCCTATCAAATATAATATATATGACGAAACACTAGAACCCCTCCCTACACCCCATAGAAATTTATTCTTTCTCATGTAGTCAACAAGGTATATAAAGAGTCGAAGAAGCATTACTAGTTCTCTTTCTTCGAACATAGTAAATTCAACAGTAACCCTATCTATCTCTTGCTGTGTCTTACATTTATCTAAGAGATACGTCTTAACGTCTAGTTGTTGATATATTATGGGGAATATCCACTCGTCCGCACGGTTTTCGTGGAATTTGTCAAAGTCTAAGACTTCCTCAGGCGCATCTAAAAAGGTAATTGTATCATGTAGCAATTCTGATTGATACTTTTCGAACAGTAATACATCTTCATCGAAAATAACATTCAAATGACTTATGCTTTTGCCCTGTAAAATTAAGTCCCTTAATTTATCACTCGCAAGAATAGCTTGACCATATATATTTATTTTCAGACTTGTTTCGGTTTCCATTTTTCCATTTTAATAATTTTTGCAGGTTCTTTAAGCATTGTAATATTGCTTGCTGAAATTTCTTCAATTATATTTTCAAATTCGTCCATGGGATCGATAATAGAATCGAAAATCTCATTACTTTCTGCACCTTCGGGCTTTATAAACTCGAAGCAAAATCCATCATCGCGGAGCCACCATGGAACAATGTCCCTTGCAACTCCTTCCGGGTAATATTCTTTAATAGTATACGGCAACATATATTCGCTTCCAGCAGAATCGAAAGTATATTGCAAAGATGTATCATTACCCTTTAAATGTGTTTCGCCGATAACAAGTTCTGTTCCAGCTAATGTAGATAGTTTATAGTGTATCAACTGTATTAGCAAGTCGTCGCCGGGGTTACCTGGGCAAAAGAGTGCAATATTCGAGGTTAGGTTAGCAAGATACAGATCATCTTCATTTTCTGCATCAACCATTACGGAATTATGCAAATTCGTGTCAAGCCAGAAATACAGTCTCTGGTACATCATACTTGCTTTATGTTCCGATTCTTCCCGGGGTCTGCCTTTTTTAACAGGTGCTATAATGTTAACTGTCAAGTTCCAATCTACGGGGGTAAGATTACTTTCCTGAATTCGTATTCCAGAAAAAGAGAATTCCAATGTCATGTAGCTTTTTATGACGTGACTTTTGTGCTTCATCATAATAGCTCCTTAATTTTCTATTTTTCCCAATTCGATTGGTTTATTTGAATCTGGATATTTCTTGTCTACTTCGTCTGCCATTACTTTTTGCATCCTGGTTGATCGTTCTTCTTCCAAAGCTGTAATAACTTCTCGAATACTAACCACAGCAGGCATGTGTCCCACAGACTTTTGAAAATTCATAAAAGTGTAAGCTTTGCCTAATCGTTCGATAATTTCCTCATCTGATAATTTAGTAACATCTAAAAATGGGTGCATAAAAACTCCTCAACTATGTATTTATACCAATTTTTAGATAATTTTCGTATTTGTTGGAAATTTTTTATTATTCTTCAAGGAATTCGTGTATGGTAAATCTTACGTGTGTGGGCCACATCTTAACATCCCTTGCAGTTTCATCGATTGTAAGTCTGAACTGTAATACATCCATCTCGTCTGTAAAACAGAAATATCCTCTGTATCTAATTTCGATGTCGCTATCTCCGAATAATGCTGCTAGACTGATAAGTCTGTGATTACTATTCATTGATGCTTGTGGTGGAGCGTCAGCTGTTCTTTTTACAGATTCCATTTCCAGACGAGAATGGCCCCATGTTCCTTTTATCAGTTTATAGGTCTGCCTGGTAATACTGCTATATTTGTAATGTGCAGCGGTTTCTGTGATGTCGGCTGAAAATTGTACCCTGACCACAATCGGGTCTGGAAAAAATATCTCCGAATTAGTTCGTATGGCTCTTACCATTACACATACTCGTGGTGCTTTCTATGGAAAGATGTTACGTCTTCTTTTTCGGAAAATCGAATAACAACATATTCTCCAAGATCCATTTCTGCGTACAGACCCTTGACAGCTTTAAGACTTTCCTGGAATTGATCCATCCTTCGGTAAAATGTTGCTGGATGCAACTTAACGGACATCCATTCAGCTGTGAATCTGTCCACGCTAGTCATATTCCCAATAATACAGTTACCTACTTGTTTCATATCATTCCTTATTGATTTTTAACCACTTATCGACTACAGATTGGAGAAGGGCGGCCAACGAATTAATAGACACAGTGTGATCCTTGCCGGAGACAGTCATTATCTGGAATGTCGTGTCGTCCCTGAGTTTGTCAACAGTTTGTAGTTCGTCGTCCGAATATCCAAAATTCATACTTTCGATAAACTTAAAATGGACTATGATACACCGTCTGCTATAAGGACATCATATGGGTAGCAATAGTTCACAGAAGGCTGAGATACAAAGCATTTGATTCCTCAAAGTCTACTCTGTAAATATAAATATTTGGAGATACGGTCTTGCCCTGCTTAAGGATTCGCAGAACTCGTCCTTCCATAGTCCATTTATCTTCTCCTTTGCCGACGTTCGTATTAAGCCAGTTCACAATTTTGTAAAAGTGTGGCTGATCACGGATAGTTACACGGAAGGTATGGCTTGCATTTTTCTCTTTCATGTTTACAGGTTGTTCGCCGGTAGTTTTTTGCTTAGTCATATTACACTTTCTATATGTGAGTTGAGATTTAATTATAAACTATAGCGTTAATTATGTCAACTGGTGCTATATGAATTTGAAAGATCCGCACATTTTACACTTGTAGGCAACTTCATCCGCGTATCCATTTATGTATGTCCAGCCCTTATTATGTGGGCACTCGTCCTTAAGGACGAGTATTGCTTGTTCCTCAATGGACGGTGCTAAGTGTTCATATTCATATTTTTGCTTCGACGATTCTGACTCCAGCTTCATTTAACATCTCCATTGATACTATCATATCTTCTTTCCAACGCTCTGGCATTTTATCTGCTGCATATTCTGCATCCACAACTATGGTTGCAATATTACGTTGGATGATTGACTGGGCGCAGCTCGAGCATGGGAAGAATGTAACAAACATTACACATCCGGATAAATCAGATCTGGATGCTAAGTCCATTGCATTGCGTTCTGCATGGGCGAACCATTTATATTTTAGTGGACGCTCTTGCCTTTCCGGCAGCGTATCATTTACGCCCATCGGCATACCATTAAATCCCCACGATATAGGCTTTCCATCCTCGGTAGTAATAACTGCACCTACTTTTGTAGATTCATCCTTGGACCAACTTGCGACTTCCTTTGCCATGTTGAGCAATCTGCTTGCCCATTTATCATTAGTTATATCCATATTTTAATTCCCATATTAATCTCTCGGACTCGTCTATGAAATTAAATTCTGCACTCAGCCCTCCTTCTATCTCGTTGCAAATTACCGAATAGTCGCCGGGATATTTCTGTTTAATGTCTGCTTCCACATTCCTAATAGTAAATTTATCAGCAGGTCCAAACATATGGCCCTCGAGAAGTCTCGAAATATTTGACATTATCTTGTTAAGCATTCGATTGTAATGATTTGTGCTATTTCTTCGCCAAGGTCCTCCTCGTCAGTTACAATATATAACTTGGATTTATGCTGATCTTTTACGGGATCATATGAACTAAGTTGGATTACTTTTCCACCAATTGCACTAAAGACTGTAAAGTTTATTCCATTATTGAAATCTTTTATGGACATCCTTGTCACACTATTGCTGTACAATGATACCGACTCTTGTTCCTGTTTATTATCAGAATTATTTGCCCAGCGAATTATTCTTTTTACCACATTTCTTAATATCTTCATTTAATATATCCTCCCCATTTTAATTTAAAAATCAGTGCTGTATCTTCATGCTTGAATGCAAATACGTCTCCCGTACCGGATTCGTGAACTATCCAGTCACCATATTCTATGCCAGTTTGTTGCCGACACCAAATACACATTTTACTTGTCATGTCTGAATCCACTCTTATCGACACGGGCCAGTATTTTTTATTTAATACTCTCATTTTTCTATAAGTTGAACCATATTGTGAGTTTCAATTTTATCACATACCTTACATTTGTACGTTATGGATGCGCCCTCACGAATAACATATGACCAACCACTCTCGTGACTGCAACCTTTTAGGATAGTGATTATCCTTTCGGCCTCTTGTCTCTTATTCCTGCACTTAATCAGGGCCATGTTAATTCGAATAAGGTTCCATCTTCTTCTCTGGAAAATCCTATCTCTAGATTATCCATATTATCCCTACAAATATCCCAATTCCAGGCTTTGCCCTGTTGACCTATATTCTCTTCGAGCCATAGTCGATAACGATCATTGGGTTCCTTGTCTGAGCCCTTTATCATAAATTCTCTATGAGCTATATGTGCATAAACTATGTTTGCCATCATGAAGTGCCTTTATTATAAATCTGATATTAACGGGTGCATAGTTTTTCCTTAATTTCGAGTTCTAATAATAGTGTACTTGATTGTAAGTAACTTTCCTAGTAATTCTTTTTCATTATCTCTTGCAACACTTTCTGCAATGGTAGTAAGATTTGTTTTCCACGGATATGCTTTTTTATTCCCATCAGTGCTTGCCTCATCGATTGTGTAATGAAATGGTCCGTGGTATTCTAATATTTCAACAACCTTAGATTTGTTACCCCTGTAACCTAGTTCAAACACTACTAAATCGTATAGTACCCATCTACCATTATGGTATATTCCCCATTCGTGTAACTCGCTCTCTGCATCGGCGTATGCACATTGTTCTGTTAAATACCCGTTTTCATTGATATAATTTCTAATGTATAAGGTTGCCTCTCTACTTGAATTTGACTTAGTAAATCCTCCATTTGCAATTTTAGTAGCAACTATTTTAGCAGATATTTCCTTATTTTTTGACGGAACATCAACTCCATATCTTTTAATATTTGTGTTTCTTGTTCTTTCGCGAACTACTTTGGATTTATTAGGATTAGTTACTCCGTAATTTTTCAAACACGTAGCTTCTTTTTTCTGCTTAATTGCTTGGTCCTTTGACGGATTATCAACGCCGTATACTTCAATGAATTTAGCCTTAATCTTGTTTTTTATTTGGTCCGAAGAGGCTGGATTCTTCGTTCCGTATTTTTCCAGATTTGTGTCTATTGCCTTGATCCTTCCGCATTTTGCACAACCTGATCCTCTTCTGTGGTCTCCGGCTCGCTGTTCGAATTCTCCGTGTGCTTTACATACTATAGTAAGTTTATTATCGTTGCCACTATACTCGGATTTACTATAATCGTAACTCTGAGCATTATCTTTTCGAGTCAAGGCTAGTTTTTCTAAATATTGTGCGGTAGTAATCATAATAACACCTTTAATATATTATTTATCAATATATGTGACTTAGGTGTTATTATGTATTATATGTCTCCTGCTTCTCTTTTCTCAGACCTCTCTACCGAAAACCCTCCAGGATACCTGGCAGACAGTTTACTGACATTTTCGTTAATAACATCATTCGGGTCTAAATCAAGCGCACGGCAAGCATTAATCCAGTAAAACATAACGTCTCCAAGCTCACGCTTCATATGGAAAATGTTATCAGCATTATATTCCTTGCCCTGAAACAAAATCTTCTTAACGATTTCATCGAACTCGCCGCCCTCACTTGCTAAGCCGATACCAGCTGTGCTAAGTCTTGCAACCTGCATACCTTGTGCTGATAATTCGCGAATTCTTGCGATAAACAGCTCGTCATCTTTGCTGACTTGGCTTGTTACACCATCTACGAATTCTGCATACTTATTTAAGTCTAATTTCTTTGCCATTTTATTTCCTGTTATATGTAAGTGTTATTCTTTACATGTTTGACTATTTTATAGAATTTCGCAAAAAAGTCAAGTTTATGTGTTTCGGTACTTTTGTAGCCCCATACCTGTTTTTTATTTTTGCGAGAAATACTAAATTCGTCGATTAGTGCATCTATTTCTACAGCATTAAACGATATGGGATCAGGTATAATACTATTATTGTACCCATACATAAAATTTGCCATATACTGTTTGCAATTTTTTGCTTCGAACAGCAAAACACCTGTATCTGAATATCCGAATGCTTCCTTAAATAACGCTGCTGCCTCGTTAATATCTATCTCTACTAACTTCAAAGTAGCTTTAGTAACAGTATCAGTTGAGGCAAAAGATATCATACCGTGAGTAGAGTACAATGTTTGCGGACTTCCGTCAGTATAAGACGTGAAGTTTGCAGTCTTAGCCTGAATTCCATCATTTAACTCTTTCATTACCTGCTGCTTTGTTCCGGGTGTCAAGGTGACCTTTGTTACTTTTAATATCTTAGTATCTGCTTGATAAAAATAGTTGTTAGGTGACAATTCGACAACTTGGCGCCTTGGGTAAACCTTAGCAGTAGATGTTGAGCCGGAGTATCCCATATTTGTAAGCGGTCCGTATAAGGAAATGATTCCCTTATAGATTCCAGTTTTACCATTTTGAAGCAAGACCTCGTCGCCAATCTGTATGTCCTTACGACTAACTTTATCTTCTAGCAGTTTAGTATTATCCTGAGCAAGTTGGTAATCAGGTGAACTGATTGGCACCAATGTTAGTTTTGTTTGACTATCTTGTCTTGCCCAAATGCATCTTTCCTGTATAAGCCCTTCGGTTATTCCTGTAACTAATAAAATGTCAGATAGGTTATCATTTGTAATCCTGACAAGGTAGCCTCGTGGGTCAATAACAAGCCATGACATGTCTGCCGATCCCCGGTATTGTCTATCAGGTTTATGCAGCGTAAAACCAGGCAATGCTGTGTTCTCAAATTCTTTGATATTTAAATACTTCGAGGTCGCCTTTGATAGTTTTTTCTTTTCGTTTGTTGTGTCACCATGCGGTACTATAGTAACTTCCGGTAATGATTTCGTTGGTGCAACAGACCATGCTGCATATATTTGTCTAGAAACATTTAGCATTATGATACTCCGAAGCCGAATTGGATTTTAAATAGTGTTGCATCTTCTCCGTCCTCGAATGCAAATTTATTTCCTCCCAGCATCGTCCATCTTCCCTCTAAGTTTTCAATGCACCACATAACAATTCCGTGTTTGGCAATTTCTATGTATTCCATATTTAAGTGTGTAAATGTCCATTCAGTTTTTTTATCTTTTACAAGATTATTCATTGGTATATATTTGTGTTTGTCCATGTGTCTCCCGTGGTTAATTGTAACAAATTTTGTTACAGAATGTCAAATTTGGCAGGGATTATTTTAAGTACGGAGTCCAGCACTCTTTCGTATTTAGAAGTCTGTTTGCTATGATAAAGACAGAAATGGGATTATGGCCTAGTCCCAAATGGCTTGCTCCGGGAATTTCTATGTTTTCATAGAATGGCCCACTGTCCTCGATAGAGCATTCCCAATGTACCACGCCGTCCGATTTACTATACATTGATGTAAATGGGACCGGTGGTGCAGTGCCGATTTTTTTAATTATTTCGGGATCAAGATGACTCTTGTCCTTGCTAAGTAACTCGTACAGAGCACTTGCATTTGTGCTGTTATTTGCTGATTTAAACGGTGTACCGAGGGTGATTACTTGTCTGACCAAGTCTGGGCAAATTTTTGCAATTTCCCGACCATAAATCCCACCCAAACTCCACCCAATAATGCTAACTTCGCTATTGTCATGCAACTGTGAGATTTCAGAGACTCTGGCAGACAGTTTATCCATCATATTATCCATACCATCTCTTGGACCGTAATTACGACCTAGATTCCAAGTCTGTGGCTTATATCCGATTTTTTCTAAGAAATTTCTTAAATAATGTGTAGACGAGTCGCCTGCGCCGAGTCCTGGTAATATAAGAACAGGATGACCATCTCCCTTTGGGGAAATATATTGAAGTGGCATATTAAGCAACCATCCTATTCCGAATTCATATAGTCCACGAATTGCTTCAACACTTAGCAATATTTTAGATGGGCCTGACATTTGCGTCCTTTAGTTTATACATGTAGTTATCAGAAACCTGCTGAACTTCCGCATCTACTTTTCTTATTTGAATCATTTTATACAAAGGTTTCGCCCATTGAATATCCTTTGTAATCCAAATCGATTCCTCGGCAAGTATTCATATAATTTTTCTTTTGCTTTTAAGTTACTTTAATCAAGCCCTTTTATCTACTATATGATCTGCAAGTCCCAATTCCAATGCCATCGGCGCCGGCAACCATTTATCACGGTCCATTAGTTCTGCAAACTTTTCGTACGATACTCCTTTCGAATTATGTTTAACATATAGTTCTGTCATTTCTTTCTTGATACGCAAACTCTCAATAAGATCAATTTCCATATCAGACACCTTACCACGTGTGCCGGATGATGGCTGATGGATCATTGTTATCGCCCTTGGCAAAAGATATCTATGTCCAGGTGTACCAGCTTGTGCAAGAAAAGACCCCATACTGGCTGCCATCCCCGTAACATATGTGTGGACTGGACTTTTGATATATTGCATAACATCATAAACTGCCAGACCGTCATAAACAGAACCCCCCGGACTATTTATGTACATGCTAATAGGCATTTCTGGATTCTCTGCTTCGAGGAATAACATCTGTGCAACCAGGATATTACACATGTGTGTTTCTACCGGGCCCGTAAGGAAAATTACACGTTCCTTCATTAAACGAGAATATAGATCGTAAGACCTTTCCCCACGTGGTGTTTGTTCTACTACCATTGGGATTAAAGCGTTTTGCATGTGTGTTTTCCTTTTAAATAAGTTTTGTCGATATTCCCATCTGAAGCGATTCTTCAGCTGTAAATTTTTGATCTGTATTTACAGATCTTCTGTCGTGAAATTGCTTCTTTGTTAGTTTAGCCCTCGAACGGAATATTTCATCAGTATAATCCTCAATTTCATTCAATCTCGTAGTAGCTGTATTCAACAATGATTGTAAAGTATACACTTCTGCTAAGGTCAAAATCAAATCGCCATTGTTGTTAAGAGACTTATATGTTCTTAGAAAGCTATATGCACCCCATAATGTCCAAGATGTCGGATGAATCATAAAATTAACTTTCTTCCCTGCAAGTCTTATATCGGCTGCAAGAAATATTAACACTGCTGAACTCATGCAATCTCCATTTGAAATTGTAGTTGTCCTGTCTCTAAAATTTTCTAAAGAATCGTAAATAACTTTTGCTGCATCCGGATCTCCACCGTTAGAATCGATAGTTATTTCTAATAGCAATTCCGGATCATTTTCTAAAAGCGTGATGGCAGATTGCACAATGTTTATATGAACGTCATTAATAGATCCGAATATGTTAATACTATGTGCCATCCGTGGTCCTTCTTTCTTCAACATAGTATTTACTCTCTTAGCTTATTATTTTGATAAATACGATTATGAAATTAAAAGACATATTGCTAGAATCCCCGACGGACGTAGTTGCTCGATTTTATATCGAGGCAAGTGCTGCGTCTGACAAATTCTATAACCCCGAAGATGTTAAGTATAAGGAAAAAACTTCTGCATACTATAAAGAACACTTTGATAGTTGGTTTAAAGAAGGTAAAGTCCCTGTTTTTGAAAAGCCTACAGATTTAGTCCAACCGGAATATACTAACGAACCTAAACAAGGTAAATTACAATCTCCAGGTTTCCGTGGATTACAATATGCTTTAGCTGCGGCCGGTTTACCATATAATCACAAACTACAAGCATACGAACCAAATGCTGCCGGGATTGTCGCTACTCCGACGATGGACGCGGCTCAAAACAATAACGGGCAATAATCATTTCCCAAACCTGTTAAACACAAACTGCATTAATTCATCTTCTGTGAATTTATGAGCTACCATTGCGTAGTCATTATAATCAATAGTCATATCTTGTAATAGTTGGTCGATTTCAATCTGGGAATATCTAATTACAGGCAATGTAGCATGCTCTTTCGGTATAAATATGGTCATTTGACCGACTTTGCATAAGATACTATCCTTAAGACGTATTCCGTACATTATAATACTTCGTTTATACTCGCCGCCAAGTCTGGATCATAGTTATCGGCTTCATCATTAAACCAGTCTGTATTTTTCATACCCCACGCCCAGTAGCTCTTAGGAATATCTTTCATCAGTTCGCCTTTGTGTTTACCGAATGGCATCCTCTTATAAATGATAGGTGCTTTAGCCCATTCTGCAATCTGTGGACCATATGGAATACTTGTGTCTATTAGATTAGATTTTTCCATAAAATCTACAAAGAATTCAAGCAGTCTTGCAGTAACATATGAGTCGTTACCTGCACGATGGCAATGTAGTTCGATGGGAACATCGAGTTTCAAAGCAAATCGTAAATATGGGAGATTGGTTTCTTCTACTTCAGGGACATCGTTGAAGATTTTCTTAGCCATACGCCAAGTACAAATCCAGGAATGATCCTCAGTATTGATTCCGTGATTCGCTAATACACGCATATCATAAAAATGATTATGGGCAACGAGATAACCATCGGAATATCCGTTTATAACTGTTTGGAATGTTTCGCTTGAATCGAGGAAGGATGGTTTGTCTTCGACCATTTCATTTGTAATGTAACAAATGGACGATACTGTCGGCGGAACATCGGTGTCTATAGGCTTATGCAATTCTTGAAAGATGGTCCAATCGATTCCTTCACGAATGACAAATCCAGACTCGATTATTTCTGCAGTTTTATAATCTTTTCCTGTCGTTTCAGTATCTAAAACTAAACACGATTTTAGGAAATCTTCTTTATGTGACATTTTCTTTACCTTTATTTTCTTTTATTTTTGCCCATCTTTTCCTGTGGGCTGCTGACATCTTTTGTTTCCACTCTTCCGAAAAGGGTTTCCGTTTTAATCCAGTCTTAGATTTAGAAACATTGTTGTTATGTTCTACAGATTTCGGTTTTCCTGCTAATGATTTGGATCTCTTCTGTTTAGTTTCTTCGGAATGTATATTTCCTGTATTGGAAATTTGTATTTTCTTTCTTGTGTTTTCCGAATGGGGAATTCCCAGATTCCATGGAACAGAACCTTTTCTACTTTGTGAAATTTTATTTCGTGTTTCGGGAGTGCAGATCCATCCAGTGTTGCCCTCTCCACCGTCTGTCAGATTCAACAATGAACCTTTACCTAAATCCTTTCTTCCGAATCTAGATATAAGTTCCATTTCTAACAAATGTGCAAATTCTTCATCTAATCCAGAATACATTCCTATTATAGGTCTTATATTATTTCGCTTCATAAGTTGTAATCGCTGAACAAATGGATGTTTTTCTGTTCTGTACGAATGTTCCCATGCTCGTGGGCATGTCCTTTACCTACATAAATAGGTTCGTTATTTCTAGATGGATCGTAATAAATGTAAGCGTAAAATATCACAAATAATGCCTTTATGTAATATTATAGCAGATGTCAACGGGAATGTCAACGACGGTTTGTGGGATTGCTTGGAGTTGGCGATTCTATCTTTTCCGTAGTAAATAAGTCTTGTATAACTTTTCTATTTACTGGATCCGCAGCCTTTTTCATGAATTTGCCAATGATTGCAGAACTCCTCCCTTTACTACGTCTTCAACTTTCATTAATGCTGTGAATACGGGACCACCGGCCTATCGTAACCATCAGGTTCCGGATAAACTGGATACTGATCTTTATTGTATTCTCCTGGAAAGGTCATTTCGTTTATCATCGAGCGTAAAACCATACGATCTTTGGTCGTGTTGTAGTTCACAGTAATTCTAATATCTCAGTATAGATAGCACTTATTAATTCGCTTTTTAATATCCAGATTTCTAAATTTTCTCTATCATAATACACCCGTTCTTTAGACAAATTTATTAATTGTAAAAATTCTGGAGTAAGTGTTCTTGTTGTCGAACCTGCCAATAAAACAGTATGTATATCTTTTAGGTTTCTGTATACAATCTCAATAGTATCTCCAGATATCTCATCAATCCTCATACAATCTGTTTTGTGCTTTAAGATAGTTGAATTGTTTTACGATGTCGGATACTGCAGGGAAAAAAGTTTCCTTCAAATTACGATATGATTGTTCGAGTGCTTCATCCGAATTACTACTTTCTTTAACAGACTTCTTAGCATCGTTATCAAACTGCTTCTTAGTAGCTTTTACAATCCCGGCAAAGCGTTTATCGCCCTTCTTAAAGTCGCCCTTCTTATCGGCAGCAGACGCGTCTTTGCCTGCGGCTGTTTTATAGTCCGCAAGCTTCTTTGTCGATATTTCGTCAAGGCGCATGTTAGCGTCCGTAGCCCTTCATGTTGCCAAGCTTAGAAAAACGGCTCATCCATTCTAAAACTTCTGGATCAGCACCTTCGTCTAGGTCATCTTTCTTATCTTTCTTCTTTTCTTTGTCAGCTTCTTTGCCTGTGTAGCTCTTACCTTTTACGGCTGTACCAGACTGCTCTTTGCCGGACTTGTCTGTCCAAGGCTTGTCAGACTTTTCTTCGTCGACTTTTTCTTTCTTGTCCTTAGCTGCTTTAGCAATGGATTCATCTTTGTCGCCGTCTTTGTCAAGATCAGGGAAGTCTGGCTTCTTCTTTTCCATCATTGGTGATTTTGATGCCTTAAGGTCATCATATGCTTTGAATCTTCCGATCCAATTTTGAATATCTTTATCTGCGTGTTCCATCATACTTCCTTTATTTGTAATTGATTCCGGCATAGTTGGTGCTGTGCCTGGAGGATAGCCACCGCCACCTCCGCCCATCCCGGCACCACCGCCACCCAATGTGCCGCCAGTTGCCATATCTCCACCCATCTGGGCATCCTGCGGCATCATTTCGTCTTCAGAGACTGTGCCCATAACTCTGTCGAGACATTGTTTTAATTCCTCGTGGTCATAAGACATAAGTTCATCATACGTGTATGATCTGTCATCATTCGATAATCCCATATACTGCAACTCCATGATACTCTTTGCTGTTTCTTCCTGTTCTTGTCGGAAATCTCCATATCCCGCGTCGTCTTCATTTTCGACCATGCCGAAGTTATCTTGTTGATAGCGGCCAGCTTTGCCATACTCGTCGCCCGATGTATCTGGCATTTGAGTAAAGTCCATTGCCTCTTCTTCCATTCCGCCGCCCATGTCTCCGCCGAGGTCGTCTCCGTGTGTCAGCGGGGATTCTTCACCGGCCGACACATACTTCTGCACAATGCTACCAAGCTTAACACCCTTACCCGAACGTGGTTTTTCAACTGAGCCTGGTTCTTCGTCCATCATATGTTCTGGCTCTTCGCCTACAACAGGTTTTGTGCGAGGATTATTTGGCAAGCTTACATTGGCGGCCTTTCCCCGCTGTTGGGACATATTACCCTTCCCGGTCTGCGACCCGATATGCTTTGATGCAAATGACCTACCTGGAGTTTCTTTATTCATATATGGTAACTTAGTAACTTGTCCGCCACTGGCCATAAATGCTGCCACAGCATCGTCATCTTCGTCCATAGTGACATCAACTAAGTCCACTTCATCGCTGTGTTCATGATCGTCGCCATGTGTTTCTCCAAATAAAGGGCAAGCATGTCCACCTGCTGTCATTCCCATTGCTGGTTCCATTTGTGGGGCCATTGCCATTCCGTGGACTGGTGCCTGCTCTGGGAAACACGCCGGACAATTCCAGTCCCCGCATCCGCATTCACTTCCGTGTGGAACAACTTCTTCTAAGTCTGACATCCCTTCGGTTGTTAATGCTTCCTCTACTGCTGACATCCATTTTGTAAATTCGTCTCTTTGATCCATTTCTGGCTCCTCATTGTTCAATATACTTATTTATCAAGTAAGGCAGTATTTTTAGTCAAAAAAAAGGCACCCGAGGGTGCCAATGGTGCTATAGTGGATTATCGACAAATAGTTCTAATTAATATTGGATCCACATTAGCTTTTATTGCCTCTTTTCTACAGTCATTGTTCTGAAACGAACAGGAAGTAAAGAACCCAATTATTAGTGTAATTATTACACCAGCGAGTATTGCTTCATATTTGTTCATTTGATTTCTTTCGAAGAGTTTGCAATCGACTTGTCATATCTAAATTCAGCATATCGTGGAAGGAACAGTGAATCTACTCCAGGTCGGCTCTTATCACTAATACGCTCGTTATACAGCACTGCGACAATGGTACCCATTATTTCCTTAATCCGCACAGTAATGTCTTTTCTTACATCATCTGTAAATCCGCTAAGATTTGTTTCCACAAGTCCATCACTTGATGCACACAATAAGCTACCAACCATTCCAACAAATTTACCCTTACCTTCAGTCCAGCCTATAACTTCCAAATCACAATCTTTTTCAGATTTAAGCTTTACAAGATGCTTACTTCTTGTATCTTCCCAGAATGCACATCCATTCTTGAGAATCGTACCTTCTTCCTTGATGGAAAGCATTTCTTCGAAGTGCTCTTGTGCTTCTTCTAAGTTATTGACCATTCGCCATGGAATAACCCAATAAGTGAAGCCAGTGCCTTTTAATGCTGCCGCAGTCCTGTCTCCCGGAGTAATTTTATCCGTCTCAGTCTTGATTGCAGCAATCAGTTTATTGAATCGATCTGTATATTCTTCCTTGGATTTTCTAGCTTTGAATTCATCCGCAGGAATAACGTCCCAAAGCTGGACACGGACCATCTTAGCCTCTTCGGCAGACATCGTGCCTTTTATGGCCTTGTTGATAATACCGTTGCCAACTTTCCTGGAAAGCAATTTACTATCTGGACCCATAACAACTAATTCGCCGTCGAATACAACAGGTGTGGAAAAGTTAGTTCCAAGTTGTTCGAAGTCTGAGTCTAGTGTGTTCAGCAGATCCATTACTTTGCCACTGCGTCCGCAGAATGTAATACCGGAGCCATTTACGTGAATATTTACTCGAACACCATCTGCTTTAAGTTGGCTGTATGCCGGGTAAACAATGTTCTTAATGTTTTTTGCTTCGTATGGTCGTGCAAGCAAACACGGATAAGTTGGAATGAAATCTTTTATTGCCTCGTTGACTGTACCATCCGCTGCAGAAACTCGTAAATCTTTACCAATAATACGCTCAACAACAATAGCATCGTCACTGATAAGATTAGATAGAATATTTCGAAGATGCTCAATACCTGCGTGACCAGTGAGTTGTCTATTCGACAGCTTTTCAAGCTCAACTAATGCCCAGTCTAGATTCTTTGCTCCTGTTGCTTTATATTCGGGTATCTTTCGTATAAAAAAGTTTGTATAAGGATCTAACGTAAGAAATAGTGTCCGTTTAAATAATTCATTATCTTTATGTTTGGTAATGACATTAATCTTATATGTGCGGGCAGAATTAGCCCCGATTTCATTTAATATAGTTAAAATTCCGCTATTCATATATTCCTAATATGTTATCTATGTTTTGTCTGCCACACCGCACAACTGATAAATAATTATATAATAAAGTCCTGCATATGTCAACACCCTTCACTTACAAAATAACCTTTAATAAAACCGGATATTTTTATATTGGATCCTGTTATAAGAAAGGTGCTCATCCTTTTCAACTCGGTAATATCTATTTCTCATCTTCTAACACCGTAAAGAATTTATTAAAAATAGATAATAATGTAACATATAAAATTATTTCTACCTATACAGACATAGAAAGTGCTATATTAGATGAGAAGAGGTTGATAGAAGAAAACTTTAATGATCCATTAAATATAAATCTACATCGTGGAACAGGTTCTTTAAATCTTGCGAAATATTATATATTATTACAAGCAGGAATAATACAACATCCGATAAAAGGTAAACATAGAATAACAAACGGAACTATTATTAAATTTTCAACAGAAATTCCTACTGGATTTATAATTTGTTCATCTAAATCAGTTAAAGATAAAAAATGCTATAATAATGGTAAACGGGACAAATATTTTTCAATAGAAGATAATATACCGGACGAATATATCTTCGGATCAATTCACAAAAAACACAATAAGGATAAGAGATGGATCACCGATGGATTAAAAAATCTTTGTACCGGTAAGAATGATATTATTCCGATTGGATTTTATCCTGGTCATACACAATATCATAAATATCAAAAATTGACATATTATAATAATGGTATAAAAAATATCAGGATACAGGAAATCAATAAAATACCAGATGGATTCGTTATAGGAAGATTACAGAATCATGGCGATTTTAAGAAAAATTCAGAAAAGAAATACTGGATAAATGATGGCATAAGACAAAAGCTAATTCCCGTATCCGAATCGTGCCCTAATGGATTTACATTAGGTAGACCCTTACGCTCTACTCAATTAACTTAAGTTCTCTATCCAATATGTATGTTGCCATCTCTGGGAGATAAGTGTCATACATCCTGTCATAGTGGTTTTCACAATATGATTTTCCAAATATAGTGGGCTGATGACATTTTTCACCATCCCCAATCCATGTACATTTCTTTTCTAATTTCATATATTAGGCCCTATGATGGAACACTTCAAACCACCGACCTATCAGTTAAGTGCTGATTGCTCTCTATAATGTAACTAAGACAACATAGAGGAGGCGGCGCCGCCTTGTGTCTAGAGGCTATTTGTTTTTCTGAGCTAATAGGGCAATATTATTATAACACAGTTATTCTAATTCTTCAAGGTGTTCCATAATAATTTTATTATAGCCATGATTTATTGCGAATTCTATTAATTCCGGTAATGAAGCTTCTTCTTCAGATGTGGAATACCAAAAGATACTATGGGGATCTACATCTTCATATCCTGCAAGAACTTCGATAGATTTTGCTAGGTAATTTTGCATTGTCTTAAAATCATCCGTATAGGGGCCCAAAGCGGCGTCTAGAATTTCAGAGTGAGGGATTACTTGGATGGAGCCTACTATCTTTCCTGATTGATCAGATACTGTGTAATCTGTCCCAAGTTGATCAATGTGCGTAATTTTATACATAATTTCTCCTAGATTTTTATTATAATTCTCTATCTCTGCCAATACTATTTATGGCAATTTTAAAAACTTCGACTTATAGTCGTAGAAACGAACCGATCCCGCTATTCTGTCCAATACCATTCTGTCTACCAAATCCTCGATGTATGTATGTATTTCTATCGCTGTTTTATCATTCAGTTCATCGATTTCTATGTCAGATACAGATATAGATGAATCTGGCGACGCGTCCAGGCCAACGACAACCGGAAAGAAAGTTACATCTGCTTTCCCCATTAGGATATCTTTATAACTGACAACAACAGAATAATCCATTGTTTCTGGATACACAGACAAGACAGAATGGAAATTTTGTCCATTCGATTTAACTATTCCTAAAAATTCTGACTTCGAGCCTGGGGCATGTATTATCTTATTTTCATCTAAGACGTTAGACGAACCTTTACCCATAAGTTTATGAAAGAATTTTGAATTTTCTCTTGCAATAATATTTCGATATACAAATGAAATTGCCGATTTGTTGTTATTATAAATTGTTAATAATTTTAGATTCGAACTATCCTGTAGCACATAATTCGTAACACTATTTAGAGCACCAAAACTTTCAATTTCCTCAACTACTTCGATGCCGAGTCCAGGGCCTATCTCAAATACAACAATCGAATTATAAAAAGATTCGAAGTCGGATTTGTATCTGACATAAATGGGTTCATCCATTTCCCCTGTAATCTGAAACATCGTATGATTTTGGCAAACAAGATATGCTAATGTCGAGAATGTTTCGGGGTTATAGAGACTTCGTGGGTTAGTAGCTTGATCTTTATTTTCCAGAGAATTCGTAACAGCAACAGACGGATGATCGTACAATTGCTTACTTATTTGAATTTCGTTTCCGGAAATAGTTACAATTAATCCATCAAGGGATGGATCGATAATCATCTGTGCTTTATTGCTTTGGATCAGGAAGCGTTGATCAAATATGGTGTCGATTTTTGTCCCAGAATACTTGTCCTGTATAGAAGAGTAATTGAGTTCCGAGTAATATTTTCCGAGAAAAGATTTGATTGGTATTAATATATTGGACATTTATTTCCTGTATTACAGGATATTTATTATTATAATTCTTCGTATGTCACAGTTAATGGAAAACTGTTTGCGCGAGCATAAGCAACCGACTCGGTTGTCTTTTCCTGTGCGATTTCCAATGTATATGGTGCACCAGCAATACCCTGGCCATTCACATGGACAGATTTCGCAATCTCGACTGCTTCTTCCATGTCCTTATGGAAGATTGTTATCAGAATGGATATGACAAATTCAAACGTGGTAGAATCGTCATTGTGCAACAGGACTTTGTATAATTTCGGGATCAAAACTTTAATAGTTTCGTCAACTCTCTCGATAATCTCTATATCTGACATTCTGTTTTCCCTTATTTCTAGTGTGTTAATGATCTACGTAATTGTTGTGCTATTCTCATTTTATTCTTTGTATCTTCAGATTTCGAACGACCTGCTAATGCATTTGATATTTTATCTTTGTGATCTTGCGTATGCGGCCCCTGCTTTTTACCCATATGGCTTTTAGAAATCTTTAGTTTAACTTCCTTTGATCGACTATTTCCCCTATTAATATTCGACATCCTTTGCATATGTTCCGGAGAATGCATTTTTCCTTTTTGTGCAATCGACATCTTCTCTTTAGTCTCATCTGAGAATATTCTGCCCGTTAATGCAATAGAAAGTTTATTTTTATGTTCTTCCGAAAATATAGCACCGGGAGATCCTTCCCCTCCATCTGTCTTATTATGTAAAATACCAGTTCCCAAATCTTTTCTTCCGTACCATTTAATCATTCTTCGTTCTAAACACAAAGACCCAAAGTTAGTCAGATTCGTCTCTAAAAACACAATTTTAGTATTATCTTTAGGTAAAGAAACGCCGACATGCTTTCTATACGCCCTGTCTCCAGAACCCTTTCCTATATAATATGGTGTTCCGCTCTTTGCTGTTATAGAATCGCTCGATCTAATATATGCATAAACGTAAAAACTAATCATTAATAAATAAACCCCGGGTCATGTGTATCCTTAATAATACACTGCCCGTGGTCAAAAGTCAAGTAGTTTAAAAGATATTAATTACTTTTGGCTTATCGGCCTCGGGTTCATTCTTCTGCAAATTAATAGATAGTAATCCATCTGCCAATTTTGCGTCGACAACTTTGATGTATTCCGCAAGCCTGATGGACTTGGTGAAAGATCTTTGTCCTATTCCCCTGAATTGATAGTTTCCCTGGTACTCGCTAGTTTTGTCTGTTTTAGTTCCGGTAATTGTTAGGACACCTTTTAGTTCCTCAATTGCAATTTCTTCTCTTTTGAATCCTGCAACTGCAAGTTCCAGGACATAATTGTTATCATAACCCTGTACAATGTTGTGTGGAGGATAGCCGGTAACGGCATATTGAAATTCTCTGAATATTGGGCTGAAGCCAACTGTTAGTGAGTCGAGACGATCGTACAATTTATCAAATCCATCTTTAGGCATAAAATACTCCTATTAAGCAAGTTAATGCACAGTCCATAATTGGCACTGTGCATTTTTATTTATCACCTATTATAGCAGTTATGCCAATAAAACGTATGCAATCAGAGCCAAAACAACAGGCTCCGTAGAGCCTATTTGCATACACTATATAGTAGTGCTTAGTATTTTTTGTCTTTGAGCCAGGCGCCGTTCTCGATCTGGTCCTCGACTATTCTTTCCCAGCGTTTACGTGCTTGCTTCTTAAGGCGCTGTCTTAATACAGCTGGCTTCTCGTAGGACATACGATCTTTGACCTCTTTGAGCAGGCCCGAATCTTGGACCTTCTTGGACCAAGTGCGTAACGCTCTTCCAAAGTCGTCATTTCTGACTTCTACAACGAGTCCTCGGACTCTGCGGTTATCTCTATTATTCATCGTTTGCTCGTTTTTCTGCCTTGTATACATGTTTAATATTCCCGGTTGCGTCAACATAAATTTTGGTAACGCCGGCTTTCGCTAATCTCGGCAAAGTAAATTGAACAGCCAGGAGATTCTTCTCCATAATCGAACGCAAACCCCTTGCTCCAATTTTCTGTTTCAAACATTCTGCTGATACATTCAGTAGGTATTTATCATCAAACTCTAAAGTCACCCCATCATACTTAAATAATGCTTTAAACTGGTCTACTAAGCAGTTTTTAGGTTCTTTTAGGATTCTGAGCAGCGTCTGTTCTGACAAATCATCAAATACAACTACAACTGGGTGGCGACCGACAAATTCCGGTATTAAACCATATTTGACAAAGTCGGACGGTATTGCTGTTTTAACAATATTGGAGAATAATGTCTTGGTCTGCAATGGTGCTCCAAATCCAATTCCAGACTTTGATCTATTTTTCCTGATAATCTCATCTAGTCCGACAAATGCACCACTACAAATGAACAGTACATCCTTTGTATCAAAATCGACCATTTCGCCATATTCATCTTCGATCTTCAGAACTGTGCCTTCTATAAGCTTCAGCAATGACTGTTGGACGCCTTCGCCGGATACATCTCGACTAATAGTAGAGGATTCGCTCTTTCTGCTCTTTTTATCTATCTCGTCAATGAAGATAATCCCGAACTTAGCTTTTTCTATGTCATCGTCTGCATTTGAAATTAATCTCTTTATCAAACTATCTACATCTTCCCCTACATACCCTGCTTCTGTCAATGTAGTTGCGTCTGCTATAACGTATGGCAAATCAAATAGTTTTGCAATAGTCTTTACTGTTAATGTCTTGCCAGAGCCGGATTCCCCGACCATAAGAAGGTTTGATTTATCAATTTCTACGCCCGACTTGTCACTTATTCGCTTATAGTGGTTTCGTACTGCTACAGATATGGCAATCTTTGCGTCATCTTGTGCAATTATGTATTCATCTAGAAATTTCTTAATTTGCTCGGGTGTGTAGATTTGTGTAGTTTTCTTTTTCTCTAGCTTAATGGTATCTTCATGATGAAGTATATCGTAAGTCATGTCAACACATTCATTACAAATGTAGATATTCTCTGTATCCATTACAGGACCTTCTACCATTTGATCTACTTCGTGCCTGCCCTTTTTGCAAAACGAACAAGTAATGATTTCCCTAATAATGTCATTATTTCCCATATTATGTCCTCTTAAATTCTTTTAACCAACTTAATACTTCGGGTGGAGTTTTCTTTACTGGTGCAGGGATCGGCTGCGAGGCCCTTACCTCGGCTAATTTCTGAGGTATGAAATGTGACTGGGTTCCGAGCAATTCGTCCAATATGTGCCCCTGGTGTAACCATGGCGCAGTCGATTTCTTTGGTTGTAATGCAGTAGCGATTTTGTTCCCTACTAGACTCGGTTCCGGGTTTCTTAACACGGGCGAAGGTAATTCGATTATAGTAATCTTTGCCGGGGTTGGGTCAACCGCGTCTATATTTAGAATTTCCAATGACCGCTCATATATCGGAACATGTACCTCGGCGTCTTTGTCTGCCTTGCGAGTTTCTGTAATATTGTCTGGTATCTGCGGAAGTTGGACAGGCTCCTCGACTTGTGCGACTGTCTCATTATCTTGTCGGTTCTCCGGATTTCCCGAACGGTTTTCCGGTTCAGGATCGCCAGGGGTTTGCAGGCTGCCCGCAACATCCGGTCCATTGCCTCTACTCGAACTGTCCTTTTCTTTCTTCTCATTTTGTAATCTAATAAGTGTATGGTTGGCTGCTATTAACAGTGCAATAGCAAGTGGATCTAGTGATAATACTAACAATGAGCTAAAGGCTCTAATTGCAGACTCGATGTTTTTCTGCGGATCGCCGGCGGCGCCATATATTAGCTCTGCTATATACCTGATAGGACCTACTTCCAATTCTAATTTCCTTACTTCCGATTGTAAAGCAAATCTCTCTTGACTAATATCGTCAATCCGTTTCTGTATTGCCTCCGTATCTTTCCTGAGATTCTCTCTTTCGACTTTTTGTTTATTTCTTGCCGAAATCGACCTAGCGGCTGCGCCGCTATCGAGATAAGACTTAATTGTGGCATCCATTTGATCAATCACACGTTGGTTGTCTACAATTTTCGATTTTTCTTGCGAGATTTGTTCTTCTAGTCTTACTACTTTAGCACCATTGTCTAAAGTTGATGCACCTTGCTCTAAGTGAGCCTTAGATAAGAATCCATACACCCCAATACTTGTTGTCGACATAATAATCGCAGATAGAAATATAAGTGGTGCTAGTATTTTCCAATCTGTGAAGAGCCAATTTCGGTAGATCCAACTAACTGTAACTATCTTACCACATTCAATAACTATTCCTGCTACTAATGCGTGAAGTGGCGCGCCGGCATAAATCGCCATAATGCCTATAATAGAAAACCAACCAGCGACTGCTGCAAGCCCTAATGCTGCTAATAAAGTGAGAAATGCAAATATCATCTAATATTTATCTTAGATATATTCTTCAGACTACGCAAGTAAATCTTCGTCCCACTCGCAATGTCCTTCTCTGAAAGCCATATTCGATTGTGTCTCGCGCACCTCGACTCTATAGCACCACAGACGTGCAGATTCGGCTTGACCCCACATATCGGGAATAAATATTCCATTTACATATTTGTAAAGCATATCGGATAATGCTTCACAACCTAATGCAGGCAGAACAGTAAGTTTTGCCAACTTGCGACGTTCCATTTCCTTATAGAACTCTAGCTCTGGATCATCCTGTGCAACTAATGTAGTGTGGTCGAATTGTGATTCGAGAATTTGTTTAAGTTCCTTAAGTCCGCCGTAATCTGCCATCCAGTTTCTGACATCTAAATCATTGCCGCCGAAATAAAACTTCATTGAGAAACTATATCCGTGATTCATGTTACAATGAGAATCGGCCTTCCATTGACGATAAGCACACGGAAATGCATCAATATATTCTTTTGTCGATGTCCATTTATAACTAACTGGGAAATATTTAACGTCTGACATATTATTCCTTTATCTATTTATACCAATTCTTCAACAACTCCGCCGATTTCAGCTAAGATAATTAATATACCTGCTGTTACGAATATTCCTGACATTAATGCTACACCGGCGGCAATTCTTAATCCACTTTTTACCAAACTGATGTATAAATGTAACTTTGGATCTGGATGTTTCATACTATCCCTTATTAATGGTCACAAGTCTCATGAATTCAGCTCTTACCTGTGGTTCATTCTTGAAACAACCACCTAGTTTGCTTGTGATTGTGCTGGAACCAACATCTTCGACACCGCGACTCTTAACACAGTAATGCTGGGCATGGATTACCACGCCAATATTGTCAGTTTTCAGGATAAATTGCAGTGCGTGATAAATTTGTTCTGTTAGTCTTTCTTGGATCTGTGGACGTTTGCTAAAGTATTCCACAATGCGGTTAATCTTACTTAATCCTAATACTTGTTGACTAGGAATATAACCTACTGTTGCCACGCCGTCGATGATAACAAGGTGATGTTCGCAATTCGATTGTACATTGATATTCTTCTCTACAACCATCTCGTCATATTTCATCTTATTATCGACTGTTGTACATTTTGGAAATGCTTCGTAGTCGAGTCCCCAGAAGATTTCGTTGACGTACATTTTAGCAACACGTTTAGGTGTTTCCATCAAACTATCATCGGATAAATCTAATCCTAATGTCTTCATTACCTCTGTCATGTGACGTTCTATTTCTGCAATCTTATCTTTACGGTCTAAATCGTCGACTTGTACCTTAACACCATTTTGCAATGTGATTGTATTATTTACTTGCGGTGTTTCTACTCCGCATTTTACTAAATGTGCGTGAACTTGTTTGCCGAGTTCGGCGTCTGTTTTTGTTTTATTGTATGACATATGAATCCTTCCTTAAACGGATATTATTTTTGAATTTGTAACCTTTTTGTTACAAAAGTATTTATCGTTTAATAAACGTTGTGCTTTTGTTTTAGGTTATGAAAATCTGTAGTGTAAGCAAGCGTCGTTTGATTCAATATTTTCAATAACATAGCAAAATCCGCCTTCATGGTTATCATATCTGATTGCAATTGGGCAACTGCAAGTTGTTTAGCGTCTAATTCCGATACTACTGTACTAAGTAGCTGCGAATTGTTGTTTATACCCTTCAATTTTGCAGCTACCAAGTCGCCATTCATGCTCTCCTGCAATTCATCCGACGTATAACAACCTAACAGTTTGTCGAGGGCATTAATTTTCTTCCTTGTCTCGTCATCAATAATAATCATGTCGCCATCCCCGGTTTGTTTGCAATGTCAGGATGCGGATCATACCCGATTAGCTCAATGTCTTCCCATTGCAAGTTAAGAATATCATCAAATTTGGATAAATCCTTGTTTATCTTAAGTTTTGGCAATTCTTTAGGTGCCCGTGTTAATTGTTCCTTTACCATATCCATTTGATTCTGATAGATATGAACGTCCCATCCCATGTATACAAGGTCACCGGGAATCATCTCTAAATGTTTTGCGAAAATCATGTTCAGTAATGCGTAAGACATGATATTATAGGGTAAACCAAACGGGACATCATTGCTTCTCATTACAAATCCGGTGTGAAGTTTTCCGTCGCCCGTTGTGAAGTCACTCTCCACAGAATAAAGATGCAACATATGGCATGGTGGTAAGGCCATCTCATGAAGTTGCCCAGGATTCCAGCCTGTTATAACGTGTCGACGGCCAGTCGGGTCTTTCTTAATACCGGTCAACAGGTCAGCAACTTGATCAGTCTCCTTGACTCGATAAACCATGTCACCAGTTTTTGCAGAAGCTGCAGAATCCCATTGCGGTGTCTGCCAATGTCTCCACTGGAACCCGTACCCTTTACCCATATTACCTTCCGGTAAGTGAGATAGCCCGACTTTATCGAGAAACTCTCTGGAAGTATTACCTTTCCAGATATTAATCTTCTTTTCTTCTAATAGTTTTGTGTTAGTTTCGCCTCGTAGGAAGAACATTGTTTCCTCGAACGCGATACGCAGGGAAACTTTCCTTGAGGTAATGATCGGGAACCCGTCGTTTAAGTCCCACCGCAATAATCTTCCGAAGACTGCCCTGGAACCGATGCCGGTCCTGTCGCCTTTATCTACACCATTGGTGTAAACATCATTTAATAAATCTAAAAAATTTTGCATGCCTTTGACTCCGTTTCATATAGCTATGATACTATATATAAGCGAAAAAGTCAAAGATTATCTGCTAACTTCCTTGTTAGGTATTCTGCTTCGGTGATGTTCTCTACAAAATCGACATGTCCGTTATTGTAATCCCTGAATGAACTATTCCAGTTGTTATATTTTTTATAATAAATCTTAAATAGGACTATCTCTCCGTCAGAACATGTGGTTCTAAAGAATGAGAATTTCTTTTTATAAAATGAGGTGACATCTAGCCCGGATTCATTTCGCCAATCTGTATGGTCTGTGTCCATAAGCATCCGACGGTTCCTACTCTTTGTAGAAGTCATGGTTACCTATTCTCATTGTTTTATTCATCTCGAGTCTCCAAGATGGGAAACTAATAAATGGATTATGGAAATGTGTTGCCCCTTTTGTATTATCCTCCACTTCGCCTGCAAGTGTCGATATAGCAACCATGGATGCTACTTGGAATTGATCTACGATGCGTTGATTCATCGAACCATCCTTGTTCTTAATGGGAATTTCCTTATTTTTCATATTGTTCTCACAATACCATGAAAATGCACATACTATCTTTTTACTAGTTCTGGATACTGCACTGGATTTCACTACACCACATATTGTGCTTGGAAATCTTTCGTCATTTGCTCTATTTATTGTTACTGCTGCCACAGCAAATTGTCCTCGTATATCTTCGTTTCTTGCTTCGTAATAAACGTTTTCCGCAAGGCAATAAGCTTGGTTCAGATCCACGCGAGAAATATCCATATTAGGATTTATTGCGACCATGCTTTGCATCAAATATGCGAGGAGAAGTTTTGTTGTTACCATTAAACTCTCCTGATTGGATTCCTAAGATAGCGTCAAAGGACTGTTATTTAGTCCATAACTTGTGTCCATTATACATATTGTGAAGTAGATTGTCAATAAATGGATAAATACTGCAAACGAAAGGATTAACCTATGAAACTTGGACAAATTAATAAAGACATGTCACTTTTTAAAAGTGAATATATGGAATTATCTGCCAATAAGAATATTTCCGAATCTCCCGCTACAGAGATACCGGAATCATCGGAGATGCCCGAAAAAGGTGACACCATTCGAACATCTAAAATGCAGATGGAAGGTAAAGTCGAGAGAGTAGGTCAAAATCGAGCAGGATACGATGAAGTTTTCTTCAGGATTGCCGATGGTAGGTTAATGAAGACTCCGGTGAGTAATGTTACTGTTGTAGAGAAACTTGCCGATGACGAGATGGAAGAAGCTATTACATTTGCACCAGGTTCTTATCCGGATGTCGATCACATGCCAGGTGCAGTCCATAAAAACGGTGTGCTTCCGGCTAAATCGTCGGGCAATGTAAAATCATTTGACGATTACGCAGACTGGAAAAAGAATGCGGATCATATAAATTCGGTTGTCCATGACGACAATTCAGAAATTATAAGCAATTCTTCTTCAGAAACTTACGGGCCAGAAAATGGTAAAGTTTTTGCAAAATGGAACAAGCAGACAAATACTGGTAAGATATTAATGCCAACAAATGAAGGAATGATGGGCGGAATCAATCGTGCTGCTCCTGCTGTAGATGTTAGCTATGAAAAAGTATTAGACGAAGTAACATCAAAGTATCGTATGGACGAACTAAGCATAGGCAAATTACAAGCATATCAGCAGAAGGTTAAATCCCCAGAACGGATGAGATTAGCTTCGTTGTCGCAGCTGAACCGCGATGTCGAGGGCAACAGGCGAGCACAGGGCAAAATTGCAACAAAATCCGGCCAACAAATCCCAGATAGATCCAAGTTCAGAGAAGAAGGCAGCAATACAGATAGTAAAGTTGCCGAATTGAAGAAATGGGCTGAAGATAATTACAGTAATGGTGCTGACACTTTCGTAGAAACATATGGAGACGAAGAATACGCATTAATGTTAGACGATAACAACGGAGACGTTGCGGAAACCATCGAATTTATGAAGATCATGGCAGATGTTTGGCAGGAAAAACAAGCCGATGCCGATTATTATTCTCGTGGCGAAATGGATGAAGCTTATGATCTTAATTCGTTTACTGGAGTACTGAATAGGCAACATGCAGAGAAACCTGTGGCTAAGAAAAAGACAGTTAATGTTCCGTATAACGGGTGGCTTATAAGATATCGGCCGCCTGCCAAACCTGGAGAAAAGACTGTTTGGCAAGTTATGGACAAATCAGATACAATTAAGAAAGCCGGAGAAGCCACTACAGATAAAGATGCTGTACGAGATGCTCAGGAATGGATTAACGCGGGTGGTGGTGAAGGTCAGACGTCGTCAAACAAAGTAACCATCGACTTTAACGTGAATTTTGCAAGAGAATTTGCGCCAGAGGGCGATACATTTTATGCTAAAATAGAAAAATATGGTGCTGGAACAGCATTAATGGTTTCGACCACTCAGCATGAAGGGTATAAAAGAAGTCATATTAGGAATCAAAAAAATAAGATAACAGGCACAACTACCAAGCTACCTATGATACCAATGAGTGCTTCGGAAGCTAACTCTGCCGGCTTGGTTGCCAACGGACGTTACACATTGGGCGGCAAGGAAGATATGGGTGACGATACAATGTTATTCCCACTGGAATACCAAGGCAAAACCCAGAGCAAAACAGATGCAGTTAGATTAAACAAGCCGGGCCTAACAGTTGCAACAGAAAGAGATACAGTTGGTGAAGCTATAGATCCTTGGCACGGGTATACACCAGACGATAAGAAGGCGAATTCCCTTTCGAAGGCACCTAAAACAACCATGCAGGGTTCGGGAGATTTACCATTTGATCAAATGGTAAAAGACACAATCAACACCCACGGACTGAAGTGGGCGTTTGATTATTATGTCAGGAAGAATGGATTGCCGCCAAGACAATTTCAGATTTTTGCTGGATTGACTGTTAAACCTAAGAATAAATCGCCAGTCGCAGATAAAGAGTCCTGGTTGCAGAAATTACGAGGTAAATTACCATTTGAAGAATGATTATTCCCCTGAATAATATTTCTTATATGATCTTGTCTTTTTAAATTTATCGAAATCTATATCGGAGTGATTTATCACTCCTTTAATTTTCTTTTCTAACATTAATTCTAAAATAGCAACGCCCGAGCCGGCCGTTGTTGCCTGAATACCTGTTAAACCATCTGTACCATAGAATTTAGCAGAATAGTTTCTAACAATCTTTCGATCATCTTCGTCACGGCCGGATGCTTTTGCATATACAACAATAACATCCTGATTATTATATGGGAATGCATTAAGGAATTCTTTCTTTACGCTATCGAAATCCTTATTATGCTTAGATACTATATCTTTTACATACCTATAATGACCCGGATACCGTAATGTCTTGTAATGTATGTTCGAGACTCCAGGTAAATCACTGATTAGACTTCCAACGCCACCCGATGTGTGGGCTGCTTCGTAGGTCATGCCATCAATAATGATAATTTCGACCCCGGATAATGCTTCTATTTCACATACTACATCGTTTTCCTTAACTCTGCATGGTCTAATGTATTCATTAACTAATCCATCAATACTCCATGAGAGATTATATGAAGATTCGGGTAAATTTGGATCAAATGACACCATCTTAGGCAATGCACCTACGCTGACCATCAATGACTCGGGTTTATATATTTTTTTGGCTAACTCTAGCCCTACATAGTTAATAAATCCAGGTGCAAGTCCGCATTTTACTGCACAGCTTAAACCGCTGTCCTTATATATTGCCTGGACATTATCTGCCATGACATCGTCTTCTGTAAAATCAATATAAGAACATTTTGCATTCCTGGAAGCTGTGGCAATTTTCTCATTAAAAGAAAACGGCAGAGCATTTATGACATGTGTAATTTTGGAACTAACTAGAATTCTGGTTATTTCGCCAACTGTTGAAGTTGACAGATCCATATTACACATGCTTTCGATTTGATCGTCGGTTGAAATGACTGAATCAATCACCATCGGATAGTTGCGAAGATTACTGCAAACACTCCGATGATAATTGACTAATCCTTTAGCAATTTTATAAACACCTTTGCCAATTTGTCCGTATCCAAAAATTGCTATATTTACATCTGCCATAAATCCCCTGATAAGTATGTACTTATTTAGCGGACAGGCAGGTTAGCTCGCTCTCGAATCTGAACAAATGTTGTCTCACTATAGCTAACACCGTTCTTGAAGCGTGTTATTAATAGATCCTCTTGGCCCGATTTATATTCGAGTTCTTTGGTGGCATACTTGTCATCTTCCAACACAAGCATCAATCGACCACGCTTACTTTTCTTTTCAGGTGCATTGATCGGATCCTTGTACACATCACGCCATTCCAACTTGCCATCAGCACCCTTGATTCCGATTGCACTACATTTCATTGCAAACTGCAAGGTATCACGGTTAACTTGTTGCAAGAGTGCGCCGCCTTGGCCAAATGCTACGTTATCTGCACTATAACCGGCCAAATCCAAGCAGAACAAGATGGATCTGATAGACGCATGGTCGATGCCGTCGCCTTGTATAACCCTGACATTGTTCAACACCCTGTAACCTTTGGCATTCTTTACACTACCAAAGCGTTTATCGAGTGTATGAACGCATGCAAGAACAACAGAACTCGGATTGCCACTGTCTGGGCGAATAACAACAATTGCACCAGAGTCAATTACTTGTTGCTTTAGCTGTTCACCCCAGATTTTGTCGCAAGCATGCCCGATGTCATAGCTATCACTAACGAATGCAATAGGTGCGCCTGCTTTACCGTGAGTTCTCAACATGTTGCTGTAAGAGTCTGCTTCATTTTCACGACCCCAGCTCGTCACAGTGCTATGTTCCATTGCAGGGATACTAAATCCACAGATTTCTGCATCATAGTATTCCATTGCGGTCAATACGCCGGAAACAGTATCGGTGCCCATGAAGTTTACCAAGTGTGCCATACCGCCAAGGCCGGCAGATTCGAAACTGCTTACACCACGCGCACCAAAGTCGTGTAACTTGAAGTCGATGAGACTTGGATCGCCATTCTTTTCCAGATAATGCATAATAATGCGCTTACTTTCATGACTGTTAGTTGCAACAGTCGTTGGATACCAAATAGCACGAAGCAATGCAGTTTCCAAGAAGCTTGGCAACCACCAGCACTTAGGATCAGTATTAACAATGGTCAGCAACACGTTTTTCAAGCGCATGACTGAACCTTCATCCACTGCTTTGATTTCTACTGGCAAAATACCGCCGTGCATATTAAGAATATGCATCCACCCTTCTTTATTGAATGGTTCACCGTGAACTGCCATGAAATCAGCAGCTTGGTCGATCATTGCGCGGGTAATAGGTGTCTTCAGATATTCACGGATGAATGCTTGGAGGCCAAGGAACACTAATTGATCGTATGCTCCACCGCGAGATTCGATATACGAGTAAACATACTCGGTACCTGGCGGGTATTGGTTATATTGAGAAAACTTGTATGAATCTGAATTCAATATAATGTTTTTTGCGAATTTCATAATGATAAACTCCTTATCGTTAAATTGCCCAACTCACTGTCGGGATTTGCTCTATATTAACACTGATCTCATCATTAATACAATCTTATCTTCGTCGGATATAAAATATTCATCTTTTATTCCGTAACGATTTTTTATTTCCGTAACTGTATTGCCCTTGACTAAGTATGCTCTCTCCGCAAACTGCATTTCTTCCCTGTAGTCTGTATTTTCCATGTTAATCATGCACAATGCAGCTGGTGCGCCGGCGATTCGAATCGCCATATCCGAGAATTCTAGAAAAATCATTTTACTCCTAAGATTTCCATGTCTTCTGCCGTAAGTTTAGCTAAAGCCCTTGCTTTCTTTGACGCTGCTTCTTCCAGACGGTGTCTGGAGTCAAGTTTCTTGTGTTTTGTATGCCACGACATCAGTTCTTTCTTTGTAATGCCGGCACCTTCACAATCAATTAAATCATAATACTTGGTTTTATCTTGCAATACTTTTTCAAAAGCATCTAATGTAGCGCACAGGGCACTCTCAGCAAAACTGATCTGCTTTTTCAGTGCTGGCTCAGTAATATCAGTAAAATACTGTTGTGGATGATCGTCGTAATAATTTCTGCATGGCATATTAATCTCCTTAAGTTAACCAATTTGGCTCAACATGTGGTTCCAATTCTGGAACTACCGTACTATAGACTCCGCCGTGCGCAAGTACAAATGCTAAGGCGTCGTCCTCACTTTCAAACTTTAAATGCGCGGCTGCATTATTCATACTGTCGCCTTGCCATCCGCCTGGATCGTAATCAACTTCGCTAAGCCCGTTGTTATTAAGCCACTCGCCTAATTTGCAAAGGTCCAAGCGACCATTAATTCTCGGTATACGGATGTAGTGGCTCATTTCTTTGCTCGTGCCACCATTGTTTGGATAATATGTGCATGATCGCCGTACATCACTTCACCCATTGTTGCAACTTCAGCCAAAGTAAACCATTTTGCCTTCTTGGCATCATCGGACCCCTTGACTCTCGGAAGCTCTCCGTTACCGCCGTCCAACTCAATCAGATATGCATGAGTGATAGTGCGCCCACGTAGATCACGATCGGGATGGTCGAATACTTTATTGTACGTTATAGCCTTACGAAGAACGATTTCCGGTACTTTAATTTTTGTTTCTTCAATTAATTCCCGAACAACACAGTCTTCGAGCAATTCCTTAGGATTAATGAACCCACCCGGAAGAGCCCAGAGTCCTTTACCAGGGGAAAATCCTCGTTGAATAAGCAGGATGTGACCTCCCTGGACCACGACCGCGTCAGTGGTCTGAAAAACTGGAACGAATGGTGCCGATTCCCAGGCTTTATGATAGCCTTTATAGAAATAATATTCTTCGACCATCTTTTCGTAATGATTAGTGGTCCTGAATGCTACTAGCCATTCAAATATTTCAGATGGAACTGCACCCTTTACAAAGTCTAGGTGTCCTTCGAACAGAAGTTCTCTGATTTTTGTAGCGTCAATTGGGTGTGATCCGTGTTCGACGAATCCTTTAAGTTCGATAAACTTCCAAGCAGGGAAAGCATGATTGTACCAGCTTGATTCATCTTTATCGAACCCAAGGATACAAATTTCGGAATCAGCAACACCTGGATGTTCAGATCCGACCTGTGTTTGGACTTCGCGAATCCAGTTATTGTTGCTGTATTTGTGATCGCGCAGTGGACTGATGGTGTAATTATATTCCAGAGAATCCATTACCTTGATTGATCTATTCAATGAACTAGCAATCATTTGCTTTCGTTCATAATAGTCGAAGGGATTCTTCGGAGTGCTTGGTTGGAAAGAACTCCCAACCAAAATATGGACATGTTCAGCAAGGTCGAGTGCTTGCATTACATTCCGGAGATGTCCGTTATGGAATGGTTCGAATCTGCCGATAAGTACGGCGACTTTATATTTCTTTGTCATAATTGGCTCCCAATTAAGTTATTGTTTGTAGAAGTCTGTCTCTACGTTGTATTTAGCCGTTAGTATAGCATCGACGGTAGTTATTGGTCAATCACCCTACATTAGACCTACCACCATTTGATAAATCTAATCATCTTTTTTGCCACTATCTTGATTGGTAACAATATCCAAGAATGCTTCTTCTTCTCCTTCGGTCCATTCCAAAAGATCCGTAGATTGTTCTGCTGTGAGCACTGGTGCATAAGCAACAGGCTTCGGATATGTCGGAAACGGCCATGCTCCACTAACATCTGCTCCGTGGTTTTCCGGAATACCAGTGTCCTGAACATCATCCATCTTCGCAAAGTCATATTTACCCTTGATAAATTTGGAATAATATTCGCCGAGGGAAACAGCAACAATGAAATCTCTGTATACTTGCTCGGGAACAGCACCATATTCATATACGCCACCATTTTTCAGAGTGACAGTAAGCCAACCACCGTTGGCCCACTGCACACCATTAATAATACTCGAATCTTTCATTTAAACTCCTTAAATTCTTCAAATTTAAAACCACGCTTACCGTGTGACACAACTGCGCCACTTAAAACCCCACCCTTACCACAGCCTGTGTCTAAGAATATAACTTTACCACCATTTGCATTGGTAACAACCATCGGTTCGGTTATCGGCACCTGATGTATCGGCTGCTTATCATGACCTACCATTAAAGTTTTGCCTATAGGGACTTCGTCCATCCAGTTATATAGCCGAACAGGATACCCATCTTCAAATACTTCGCCGTTAGTCTCACCAACTAAGTATCTGGACTTAGCAGACTTGCTCATTTCAGCAGTCCCGTCCCATAAAGATGGGTGACTTGCAGCATGCACTAAAACTACATCATCGAATTTATGATGAAATCCAGATAACGTTTCATGATTAACAACTTTCGAATACATTCTTAAAAATTCAGCTTCTCTCTCCGCGCCGACAGCTAATAAAGTGTTTTTTGCATCAACCGAAAATCTAACCTTAGCGCCATTCAGATATCTGGAATATTTGTCGTCGTGGTTACCAACTGTAAAGCCGGCCGCACCTAAAGACATTGCATAATGCATTGTTTCGACAACTTCATATGGTTGTACGCCTCTGTCAACTAAGTCACCTAAAGACATAAAGAAGAAGTTATTGTCCATAGCAAATTTATATGCTTTTACGAAGGATTTAAAATCTCCGTGGACGTCCCCGAAGACTAACATGCCTTCAAAGTTGTTTTTTACGTAATTTGCTAAAAATCCCATTTCTTCTTTCAGTGGATGCCTACATTATACACTCGCACATTAAAATAGCAACTGGTAATTTACACCCAAAGACTCTTTCGAATTTTGATTAGGCGAATCAGCATGTCTGTATCTTCCTGCTCCCATATTTCCTCCATATCATTTATCTTATCCATCGCTGCCATGTATGAAACATAATCAGGAGCATTAACATCGAAGCTAGAATCTAAACTACCAAGTTCAAACCCCTGATAACTGTAAGTGGTCCTGGTGGCTTCTTCTCTTGCTGGTCTAAGCAAGGTCCACCAAGTATATAGTGCTAACACTTCTCGGGCGGACCTTGCTTGATCAGGCGACTGTTCATGCGGTGGCAATGCCGGATTATCCAGGGTTGCTGCCCATTCAAAATAAGCGACACCTAGTTCCGGATTCTTAAATTTAGTAAGTATGTTGTAAAAAGGCATGTACTTTTCACAAAATGTCAGGTTGCCTGACACACAATGGTTATGCCACGCGGAGTCGATTTCGACATGTTCTTTTAATAAGAAAAAAGACGCATATAGCATTCTTTTACTAAGCTCTATATAGTCGGGTTTTAATTCCGTTTTTACAACATGGGATCTTTCCGTTGTCCTGTATATAATCCAATACTTCACATGCGCAATATTATTTACAATACGATTTATAATTTTTCTCTTTATAGTCTTGTTCAAGAGATAACGAATAGGTGCGTTTTTCTTGTATTCTCTGTTGAATAATCGCCAGCCGCGGGCAGATAACGCGCCTGGCGGGCTGTATGCCATCCAATGCTTAAATTTTTTTACTAATCTGGTTATTTTGTTCATAAAAGTGCCCATATAAGCGCAGTATATACACTTTATATGGGCATGTCAATGGATCAAAAGTTATGTTTACTGACTGATACAAACTCGTTCAGTTTTGTTGCTTCGATAATTACTTCCTCGGAAGTTGGTGCGGCAGCTATATCGCCGCCGGCGTTGCCAGTAGACACTACTTGTTTCTCTTTAAGAATATTAAATGCCAATTGTAGCAAGTCTAGTCTAATCTCGTATGGGCTTTTGTTTGTCGGCTTCATTGTGTTTCCTTTGTGTTATTTTCCGCTATCTAAATATGTATACTGTTGTATTGGCAGGACATCTCTGCCTACACTAATCATATATGTGTATGGGTATTTTCCATATAATACTCTGGCACTTTTCTCAAATTTCATGCTAGATAGTAATAAAAGAGCCTGTCTGAGAACCGGGACGACTGTACTATTTACATATTCCCTGATCTGAACATATCCATACGGGGCAGTTGGTGTTGGTAATGTATAATTATTCTCTGGACCAAACGGCCCTGCAATGTCGCCTCCTGGTCTTGCATCATACACATCCTTCCAGGCCGCAATTTTTGCAGGATCTGTCGATGTTCCTTCTGTGTTTGCACCACCAGCGCCGGCGGCAAGTTTCTTCCCTTCATATTGGTTCGTATTTATCCAATCTTCCACATATGTTTTTCTAAATTCTGCTACAGCGTTCGTAATCTTTATAACTATTTTCTCTTGTGCCTTAACTGGTGGAAACAATAAATCGCTTACTTCGTCATACGTATACGGAACAATAGCGCCTGGCGGTACAGGAATCGCTTGCGCTGCAGGAGCCGTTTGTACTGGAGTTATTACAGGAACTTCTGCATTCGCAGCAACAGCAACTATTGTGGGTTGACCAGGCAATACTATTTCCTTCTTTAAGCTCATATTGGAAACTTCTACTGCTATTACGTCAACTTGTGCTGGATTCACAGAATTTGCCATAACATTATTGATACATGGATTACTACTGGAAATAAGATTTACAACGTCCTGCCCTTTTACAAAGTTGGAGGCTGCCGCGACGGCGTTGGCTTCTGTCACTACCGCTGCTGAAAAGTCGGTAGTAAGATTTCCAACATCGGATTGTGCTGATGCAAACGAACCTTTTAACGATGCCACCATTGTAGGGGATGCTGTAATCGAGTTTTTAATTGCAGTTACAACCGCGGCCGGGGCATTAGCGACATATGCCAACAATTCTTTCCCTGATGCAATAATCGGGCCACCGGCAGTCTGTATAGCTGTAATCATCGGAGCAAGTGCTCCAGATACGTCTAGTGAGGAACCCATGGCGTTTATTTTCCCTGCAACCATTGCACCTGTTTCTGTAATAGTTTTAAAAGAATCCTTTATGGACACGGTCGGACAGTCACCTGGAGAAGGAAAGGCTTTATTAATTATGTCCGGGTATCCTGTACCTGATACAATTGCATCTATCTCAGTAACTCTTATTTGTAATGCTGCCGCACTTGATACAAACGCCAATTGATTAGGTATTTCATTAATCTTAGCAGTAAGTTGAGTCGATATATCAGATACTGCTGTGGTCATCGACCCCGTTAATGCAGAAGGATCAAATCCAGGGTCACTAATTACCATTGCTTGACCGAAAATATCATAACTACCATTCGCGGTAGAAAAATCATTCAATTCTACTGTTGCAGGTAGTTTATATAGTGATCCTATGCTACCTAGCGGCGTTGTAGCCGATGCTATCATTGAAGATAATGACATTATCGACCAGTTACAATAGAACTTTTCTGTGGAACAACAATCGGAGAAATGGTGCTTTCATAATGGTCCTGTAGCTTGGCATCCGGCTTAGCCATAATACATGGCTTAGGAATATATACTTTCTCATTCATGTTAGCCATCATCAAAAATGGTGCAAACTGTAATCCTTTATCAGTTGATACCATTGACAATGGTTTCTCGACAATCCAGTGTGTTACGTTATCGTCTACTACCTTGCAAATAAATTCTTCGCCGCTATTCATCTTAAAAACTGAAATAGTCGGAAATGAATCTATGTGATTTTGTTTTAACATTATTTGTCCTTGTGTTTGTTATTCTATATTATATGCGTTTTGTTAAATATTGTCTATCAGCTACATTTACCGGAGCCGCAGTTAACACATTTCTTGCATCCTTCTTCGTATACTACATTAGACGAACCGCATTCTGTACAAACTTCGCCATGCACTTTATCTCCGTCCTTAATAAACGATGCTAAGTATTTCTTAATCTGGAATAAGAAACTACCAATATAAACATCTTCTAAAGAATCTAGTGTAGACACAATGTTCTTAATAAGGACACCATGTCTTAAATTTAAAGAAACCATTCGTGCAATTTTTGTAGCATTATCACTACCGTTAATCTTTCTTGTCACTTCGTCAATATACGTCTGAGGTATACCTTTTCTGATTGCTAAATCGGTAAGTTTTTCTATAGCATCGGATGTCGTAACATTCTTCTCATGGTGATTTGTGTGAACAAACAAAGCATGCGGACGTGTTTGGGTTTCATTCCACACTACCGACAAATACCATTTCCTGCCTTCTGCTCTCAATGTCTTCATAGAAGCTGGTGCAGATTCTGGGAGATCCACTGTGTCCAGAATAATTTCTTCGTCTGCATCTTCTGCATGCTTCTCATCCTTACCTGACAACACAGTTGCCATTGTACCAGACCTGTATGTTGTAAAGCCTTTGATGAAACCAGTGTTGTAAACTGTAAGATAAAGGTGTTTGAAGTCTTCATATGGGTAATCAAACGGAATATTGCATGTCTTCGAACATGCTGCATCTGTCCATTGAGAAAATCCCTTCAAATCAGAGATGTGATCATGCACAGTGAGATTGGTAGTAGTTACTGCCCAATCTGCATTTGGGTCCCATTGATCTTGTGATTTCAGGAACCTAACACCATAGTCCTCGCATAATACTTCTTTAGTAAGTCCACGATTCTTATCAATCTTATATGTTACACCTTTATAAGTACCTTTTAAGATTTCGTCATCGCCTTCCTTAGATAGTTTAAATAGTTTTGTCTCAAACCATTCGCCTTCATACCATTTAGGAGTAACATCCGCTATTTCATCTGGACACTGAGAAACAATAACAGTTCTGACATATTCCGGCATGAAGATTGGCTCGATACCACCAGATACTACGTTTGCAAGGATAGATGAATTTCCATTAGGTTGTTGACTCATTAAAGATGCATTACGAATACCTGTGGTACTCAATTTAAGTTTATATTCCTCGGACAACCCCAATTGTTTAATAAACACAGATTCGGAATGCCAATCTGGCTTACAATACTCGAACATGCCTTTCTCTACAGCCAAATCAATGGATGTTTCGTATGCAGTCTTCGAGACAAGCTTCATTAGCTTTTCCCTGATCACTTCTGCTTCATCAGATGCAAATCTTGTCTTCAGCATAAACAATGAAGAACCCCATCCCATAATACCAAGGCCAATACGACGCTTCTTTCTCATAGAATCAATATATTCGGGCAACGGTGCCGAGGAATAAGAGTTGACATTGTCTAAGAAACGAACCATATACGCTACGTATTTCTTAATGGCGACCCAATCGAATCCAGATCCGTCTAACTTGACGAATTGTGTCAAGTTGATAGTTCCTAGGCAACAAATGTTCCCAGGCGATAGTGTTTGCTCTCCGCAAGGATTGGTCGCAAAGATTGTTTCTGCATAGTTTAATGGATTAAAATAGTTTGCACGGTCTAGGAAAAGTACACCTGGTTCTGCACGATTATACGTGGATTCCATGATAAGATTCCATAACCATTTTGCAGAGATGGTGTTATGCACCTTTACAGGATAGCCATGGGCCAGCCATGCTTTAATATCACCTGTCCACGACTCTTTATATTCTTTGCAAGTAGTTACAGGGAAAATCAGGTCCCATTTATCCAACTTAGCTACCTTTTCTGCAACAGCATCGGTGATATCTCCGGATTCTAGCTTGTCCATTTCCACTATGCGAGACATAAATTCATCTGTACAGTTTGCCGACACATTGAACTTTGTCAGACGTCCAGGTTGCTGCTTTGCGGTAACAAATTCAATAATATCCGGGTGCCAGACATCCATAACGCCCATCATGGCACCTTTACGAATCTTACCTTTTGCTTTTGCATTTGTAGACTTTTTACCAGATCCTGCTGTAATAATCTCTGATGCTTTGTCAAAAAGCTCCATATATTTTACAGAACCCGGGGTTTCTACACCAATACCATTAATAAATGATCCCCTAGGACGAATATACGAAAAGTTTTCTCCCCATCCGCCTTCAGATTTTAGTGTTTGTGACTGACTCAACAAATGGCTGTAAATGCCTTCCAACGAATCGATATCATATTTTTCTCGGGGACCGACGAAACAATTCATTAGTGTCGTGCCAGACCATTCGGTACCAGCGTTTGACATAATCCTGCCGCCTGGCACACCTTTAAAATTTGTCAATAATTCAAAGAATCTCTTTTCCCACAACACCTTCAGTTCGTCGGTTGCTTCGACCGAAGCAATAGCTCTTGCTATTCGTCCCAATGTGTCGTTTATATCATTATCTTTATGATCTTTGTATGTAGTTTCCCATATTTCCCTAGAAAATGGATCCTGAAATACTGTTGTTGCCATTTACACTCCTGCTATGTTAATTTATTTGTTTTATTTTTTCTTTTGAAAACCGTTGCAATACCGTAAAGTCATCGTTCAGTTCCGAGTATGTACTTACCTTGCCGATCTCATAATTTAGTATAAATTTGTTATCTATTATGGGTAACAAATACTGACCATCTGTGTCATTTACTAGGTGTAATTCCACTGATTCAGGGTCGTCTAGCATAGTTAATGTATAGAAAATTAATAAGCTTATAGAGCTTGTGCAAAATAAATCGTGGGACAGGATTTCCCATGGTGTCGGCCAATTCTCCGGAGTATAGTAATCGATTGATCGAGAACCGAATGGTATTGTGGAACAAAATTTCGCAACTTCATTTAATCTTTCTTCCTTAGGAAGTAAATTTATATCTGTTCGTAATTTTTTCCACAAGCGGAGGCGCTCTTCGGTTGGCAGTGATCCCCAGAACATACTTTAGAATGGTAACCACTTAATGGAACTACTGCTAAATGTCAGAGATCCAGCAAAATCATGCATATAAGAAATTTCAACTAAGGTTTGTGTTCCATCGTATTCAGTTTTAAATGTTATGCTGTTGGGCAGAACTGTATTAACTTCGGTACCTGTGTCTGATAAGACAACCGAAGTTACGTCTGGAAATGGGGGATTCGGGATAGGCGCAAAATATGCAGTAGCAGTAATTTCTAATTGACCATTTCTCGAAAATGTAGTACCTACTGTATTCCAGTCTGGGCTCAATACATCTGTGATGTCATATAGGATTGTAGTAAACGGTGTAGCAGTATAAGTTAATGCAGGTATTACTGTGAATATTGCTGCTGGCGGTAAAACTAATACTAGTGGATTTAATAATATGTTGTCCTGAGCAGGTACATCGCCAATTTCTATGTATTCACCACTTATATTACCGATGAACATTCTTCTTGTATCTGTACACAATGCTATCTCGCCGGCTGCTAATACTCCTGGAAAATTCACAATTGTGAACGGTGGAATACTTATATATCCAGGATCAAAGCCACCAACACCGGTGTATCCTGCAGGATACAACCCATCAAATTGAGCCTGGGTGCCTCTTCGATTCTGAATTCTTGTTACTACTACGGGTGTTGCCATGATTTAATCCTAAGTCTTATGGTGTATTTATCGAAATTTCAGGCAAAGAATAGTAAACATCGACTTTTTCTAACCACATAACTTGGTACTTAATAAATTCATCACCTTCGATTATAAATTCTTGATATCTGGCATCTCTTGTAGCTACCATAACAACCCCTTTCCTAATATCTGTACCATACATTTCGTTATGCGACAAAGAGTAGGCTGCTAACTGCATAAAATAGTCTTCGATCCACTCTTTTTCCTTGGCGGACCTGCTATTCTTGTAATCCATGATAGCAGGTACGTTTTCGTGGAGGCCAACTAAGTCTGTTGTCCCGGCATACAATCCTTCTGTATAAAGCATTACCTCCGATCCCCAAATTTCAGTAATCCTGGGGAACGCTTCTTTTATAATCAATTTTGCAAGGGCTTTGGCCATGAATGACCCAGACATTTCTTTTCCTGCAATGTAATTTTCTAAATTATTATGCATAGCTGTGCCTAAGAACCCAGCTTCAGTAACAATTTGGTCTGCTTTAGCATCTCCCACTGCACGGCGCCATTCATCCAATCCAGTCATATCCTTAGTCTTGGACAAGATAGTAGTTACACTAGGTAGAGAAACACCGTCTCGGACAACATATTGGCGTCCGTCTGGGCTATCAATACGTTCTAATTTTTTGTAATTGTATTTTGCTGTAATCATTAACGAATTGTAACACAAAGAGTATCACAATGTCAAAGATTTACCAGCAAATTCTCCACTGGACAGTGTTGCCATTATCTGGATTACTTTGAATTTGGATTGTATATTTTAATCCCTTAAAGTAAGCCAACACCGAGTTCAATTGTAATTGAATTGGTTTATTTGTTGCTGTACCTGACCACACTTGCCAATACAAGTTTGGATTTGTACCAAATGTATTCACTGCTGTATTGATGGTAACGACTGATGGTGTTGCCGGAGGATTCGGTAAAGCTGCTGTAGGTGGATTAAGGACATTACCTGTTGCACCTGTTGTATATTGACTTCCTTGCACATTTACTGCAATAGATGCAACAGATGTTCCTGCCAGTGTCACAGTAGTCGTCGCCCCGGTTCCTGGGTCAGATATAACTAAATATGGTGGAAAAACAGCATAGCCGGCGCCCGTATTGTCAACTATCACCTGTGTGATTGTTCCAGGTATATCTGTTAAGACTGTTCCCATAAATCCAGATCCAAGTGGGTATGGTAATAAAGGATTTAATGTAGAAACTATCTGTGCAACTGCAACACTGGCTTGATATCCCGATCCTGCATTCAAAATAGCAACACCTACAATTTGTCCTGTAATACTTACAGAAGTAATTTGAAACACTGCATTAACATATGCAATGTTTGGAAGAACTGCTCTGGTAGCAGTAACAGTATCGCCGATTGTATATCCTGTACCTGCTGATGCAATATTTACGTTGACAATGTTTCCAGCACCGTTAACTAGCGGTTCCAGAACGGCGCCTGCGCCGAGTATAGAACTAACACTCATTGTTGCAGAGACTGGCTGATATCCTGATCCACCGTCTGTAATGTTGATTGCTAAGATATTTCCGCCGTTTGTTGTAACTGTGCCTGTTGCAATAACAGTCGGTATTACGCCAACCGGAGGAATAAAGTATACAGATGGACTATCTTCAAAATAGTCAGCGCCGCCATTAACTACTGTTACAGATGAAACACCTGTTACAAAAGTCATCGGAGTCATTCCGCCAACAATTGTACACATTTGACCGCCGCCGACTTGACACTGACTCGATGCAGCCAATATGGCTTGCTGAATCATGCAGATCTCTTCCCATACTACAGGGAAATTCGTAGCCAACTGCTCCATTGTAGAAGCAGTTGGGAATCCTGAGCCAGGGGTGCAACAATCTGCCATTTTTCTTATCCTATACTATTAGCTTTCTGTGCCATGTCAGACACTTGTGCTGCACTATCTTGGGCTACACCAGGTGCTCCGCCCTGAGCAGAGCCTTCGGGTGCAGTTAATTGAATCATTTCTGGTGTTGCGTTCATTACAACTGGGTTATTACTTAATAACGACATAATGCTGTTAACATCTACAGCATAGCCCATTTTATATAGTTGATCAACCAGTTGTTGCGTGTCGATCTGCTGAGATCCGATACCTTTTGCTCCTATAAGCAAATTAGTTAAATCTGATTCTAAGTTCTGATTGTAATCCTCTTGCAAAAGTTCTCTTGCTCTCATTAAGCAGACCTTGCTTCTCTGATTTTTTTAGCCTTCTCGACTAATTTCTTCATTTCAAGGATTCTTTTCTGTAATTTTGCAGATTCCATCTTCTTTGAACGGCCTAGTGGTTCTTCGCCGCCAAAATCATCTTCGGCGTCCAATTCAGCGTCGATGTTGTCTAGATCCATATCATCGCCGCCAAAATCATCTTCGGCGTCCATTGCATTTGGATCACCCATGCCAGCATCCATGCCATCCACCGGAAGATCCATGTCAGATGGTGCATTGAATTGACCAGTTGCAGCCATATTTGAAACTGCATCATCGACTTGATTCTTTGCTGTGTACAGAGAATCCATAACACCTTGGAGAGCGCCATAAATTTGTGTCTGGAATGCAGATGCAGATTCCATACCATATGTTTCCCTCATTTGATCTGTTACTGGTGGAAGATCTTCGTTTTGTAGACGACCAATCTTTTCTACCATTTCCTGGAGTTCCTGAGCAAAGCCTTTTGCTGCCATCATAACTTCTGCCTGGCTGACTTCTGTCTCTAATAGCCGACGAAGATTTTTTACTAAAGTTGCATGTTCTTTCATTTTAACACCCTTCTGTTGTTCTGTTGATTCATTGTATGCCTGGCCTTGTTTCCTGGCTGCTTGTGCTGCAAATGGATCAGCTACCATTCTGCCTGTTGTTTTATCTCTTACCATCGGTACTGCCTTATCGCCACTTTGTGGAGCTAAACTTAGTTCCGGAGCATCTAATGCTTTCATTGCCAGCAGACCTTGTGGGGAGGAAGGTGCTGTAGCTGGTGCGCTACCATCGCGTTTTCCTATCTGACTCCAATCTGCATCGGCTTCGAAAACATCTGGACCAGCCATATTTAATTCAGGTGCGCCACTACCCTGTGAATTCATACATACTGGTAATGATTTTGATCTTACTCGCTGTTCAATGATATTGTCAGCAAAACGATACTTGCTAGATCTATAATGACCCATTGCACCTTCTACTGCACGTTCATAATGAGTCGGATTTTCGCCGGTCAGTCTGAACGTGTCTATAACAAACTTAGTAAGCCCATCTATAACCATGTCTAAGTCCGGTGATTGGAATTTACTCATCGCAAATTCTCGCAAGCTTCTCATGCCTTCTAATACAAGCAGCCTTTTCGATATTTCCGGGGAAGCCTTTGAATCATCGCCCTTAATCTTCAATTCAGTTATTTCATCCTGGATTTGTTCCATTATAACAACTAAGTCTCTATCACTGACATCTTCAGATATCTTAAAACCGTAATTAGTTTCGAGGTGCTGATTTATCCTTTTGAAGGTGGTATCTGGTGCTTTACCAATATCGTTTAAGAGCATATAAATCGTTCCTGTAAGTTTTATTTCTTATATTTATCATTCTGGCAACTATTTTACTCTTTTGAAGAACGAAATCTTATCACGCAAATCGTTAGCATGTACTTCGGCCATTTGAAATTTATCTTCCAGAATACATAGTCTTTCCATATCTTTCTTTACTTTTACTTTCCTCATACAATTTAAGTAATATGTCATGTCAGTATGATACTTAAAAAATGAAGATTCGAGCGAAAGAACTGTCTTTAATTCTTTTCTCTGCCCTTTGGAATATTTCTGGGCAACTATAACAGCTACATCAAAGACACAGATGTCCTTGTATATGACATCCTTACTAGAATTTAGTATGTTATAGAATCCATGTCCACTTTTCTGGACATATGCTGCATCAACTTTAATTAGTTTCTCTGGAATAGGTAAAATAGTGCCGCGCCGAATAGCGACCAGAGCAACTTTATCTGTTGCCCTGTCTATTCTGTCAAGCATGTCACTTCTGTTCATTATTTTTTCTTACGACCGTTATTGATTCTTGAGGCTGTCTTTTTTCCGTTAGCTGCTAATGTTGCAGATAATTCGCCACTTGCTTGTTGCGGCTTAGTATCCCCGATTATGGTCTTTACAGGAGCGGTCCTGTAATACTCTTTTTTCTGTTCTGTGGTGCCGGATCTTTTCTGCATTCCACCCAATGCAGTTGGAGCAATAGCTATGCCCCCGGCGCCAGTTGCACCTGCGCTTGAATTTTCTCTAATTCCTGCTAATTCCCGCAATCTGGAAATGTGTTTAGCCTCTTCTGTTGGCTGGGCAGTTCCCATAGCTGCATCTTGGAATGGTTCCAAAGCGTCCATGTTAATCCATTCATCCTGATTCGTTGTTGGATTCCTAACTTTGACTCCATTGGCCGACTGGTCCACCTGTGATACTTGTCCCGGGACTGCGATTCCGTCTTGTCCCTTCATACCGACTGTCATTCCCATCTGTACTGGTGCGCCTTTTCCTGGCCATAGGGATTTTATGCCGGACAAATCCGAGGTCGAGGAAGTTCCTGTTGTTGATGTAGGCCCTATTGTTTGACCCGACGGTGGAACAATTGGTGCTTCGGATAATGCTCGATATTCTAAGAATGACATCTTTGAAAGCTCTTCCCGTGCTTCCGATAGGCCTATATTTCTGTCTTTAACTAGCTTCTGGATGGTGTCTCCATAAATTAAGTCACCGATAATTTTATCATTTTGTATCATACCGATTGCATCCTTGAAAATACTGTATTTTTTGCCCATCCTGTCGGACTTCCCGAAACAGTTGTTACTCTAACTCCACTCGGAATAATTACCCCATTTAGGTCATCGACTAATAATCCTACCGGACCGGGTGTCCCATATGGTGTAAAATTAAAGAATTGAACACCCCTCTCTACTGCAAATTTCCATACAAACCCTTCTCCAGAAAGTTCTTGTGTCAGATCTGCTAATTCTATAACTGCATACGGATCAGATAATACTACTGGCATTGCTCGTAAGCCTATACTCATTAATAATACTTCGAAGTTTTTCTGACTTTCGTCTAATGGATTCCCTGTTACTTGTATGTTCATTAATCTAATTATTTCTTGTGAGGCAGGTGGATTAGGATTAGGATCTGTGAAAGCTCCCGGCGACGATGCATAGCAAACATAGTATTGTAGGTCTGCTGTTAAATTCTGCATCGACGACGCTGCGCCGTGAATTTGTTTAGTCATTCTTAATCCTTATCCTCTATTTACCAGGGTTTTATTAGTTCACTGAACCAATTTGAAGTTCCCAGTCATTGTTATCACTAACAATGAAAATACATTGTTCGGTTACATCAAGTTCTATGGAATCAGTTGAGCCGAGGTCAGTGTTAATTTCATCGGCAAGCATCCCGACATCTACATAGTGTGCAAGTGAGCCTGTTAGGACCTGTTCATCGAACACACCACCGGTTGTACGAATAGGCATATTATTGTTCCTCGAATATTTCTTATATTTATCAAGAAACGAAGAACACTATGCCAAAAGAAAAGCGACCGAAGTCGCTTGTCTCTTTTCCTGTAATTATTACGCTAAATTGTAATATGTAGTTGTTCCCAATGAGAACGAAACTTCTTCCACTGTGACACCGCCGAATACTACTACTGTAGAAACGGGAGGCTGAGTCGGGTCATCTGGTGCGCCTGCAGTAATATATACTGTTGCATTCGGTAATGCCTGAATTGCTGCCTGCATCTCCGTTTCTGCGCCTGTTGGTGTATCTGGCAATTGCTTTTCATCTGCGTCTGCAGGAGGTGCATCGTATGCAGGATCATCTGATCCCCACCCGAGTGCTGATGCCGAAAGTGCAATGTGCAATTCTGTTGTATCGCCATACGAAGCTGGCAATAAGCCGATAATAATAATACCTGCTTTCTTGCTAACTTCGCGCAATACAATGTCTGCTGCGCTATTTGGCACAGGGCGATTATTCCCTACTACAAAATAACTAGTGACTGGAGTTGCTCCCCCGGTCGTGAAAACTGGCAAGTTAACCGACCCATCCGAAACTGCCCATTCAAATGGACCCGTAATTTTAAAAAACCTCATTCCGCCTGTCAGCGTTTGATTGCTGATAATTCCACCGTTTACTCGAAGTGCCATGTCTGTAATCTCCTACAATATTGCATTTATTTATCAATAAACATAAATTTTAGTCAACAAAAAAGCACCCGAAGGTGCTTTTCTGAAGTTCCAACTAACTCTGTTCGAATTAGTAAGGAAGACCGACTGGGTAGTAGCCTGGTGTACCAGTTGGGCTGTTTGTAGGTGTAGCACCTGAAGTAGCTCCTGGGCCAAAGTCCAAGTCACCTGCTGCAAATGTAGCTACTGGCATTGTACCGTTAAATGCTGCAAATTCCATGTTAAATGTAACTGCACCAGCTGCAACGCTAACTAGAGCGCCAACTGTATCCGTAGGTGCTGCACCAGCTGTTGTTACAACTGCTTGAGCATTAACTACTGGAAGTGCTGCTGCGATAAGACCGGCTGTATCAGAGAACCAACCTTCTGCATGGCCTAGCATAACGTCAACACTGAATGCTGATGCATCGTAACGGCTGATTGCTAATACTGTGGACTTTGTTTGCAATGTCTTAAGTGCTTGAACCATTGCGCTTTCTACAACTGCGAAAGTTGCATCAGCTACAGTGCCATCACCAGCTGCCGTTGCTGTACCCAAAACACGAAGATCGGCTGTTAAAAGAGCTGAGATGTCTGTATTGAAGGTTAACTTAACAAATGTTACTTGCTTCTCTACCCAAATGCCTGCATATGCGGCACCATTTACTTTTGTCGTCATTTTGAAAACTCCTTAAATTTGTGATAGGTTAATCCTATTCATAAACTTATTTATCATTTTCGGAAATATACTTGGCTATTTCGGGTGGATATATGAACATTTTAGCATCATCTCGCATAGATAAGTCATATACAATCTGCTTCCATACCTTTTCTTGAGTATTCTTATCATAATTACGCTTAACAGCATTCATTAGTGTTTCGACACTGTCTAAATCAAACAATGTGTTACTTTCAGGAAATAATGTACCAATAACTGCGTGGAAATCAAATACAGGCGTAGTTAATTGCGTATCTTTCTGTTTTTTATGAACTTTTCCCGAAGATTCGTTAAAAGTCGATACTCTTTCGACCTGAACAAACCCTTTTGGGCCAAATTTCCACCTAATCTGGGATACAGGGCGCCCAAAAGTATCCAATTTATCTGAAACTTCGGTTGCCAATGCGGTACAAATTGCAGATATTAATATATTTCTGTGAAATCCTTTATACTCTGACTCGGCGCCGGCACTAAAATGGAATATCTTTTCCCATTTTACATCGCCAAATATAAAATCAACTTGAACAAACCCTGTTCGTGGTTTTCTCTCTTGTAGTTCTTCCTTGTAATTTACAATGGGATACTTAAGATGAATCATTGTTCCTGTTCGGCGAGTGTCATTTTCGTTATATATTAAATCCAAGTGCTTCTTGAATGCTACAGGACCATGGCCCCACTCGTAGTCACCTAGAACTAAATCTAAGTCACCCGAATATTCTTTCTTACCAGTAGAACCTATAGCGAAATCATTCAAATCGATATGAAATCCTAGATCATCTGATAATTTATCTAACGTTGGCTTTACTTCCGATTTGTGAATGGTTCCGCAATCCGGTATAGCACCACCACCTTCATTTTCGGGTATTGTTCTGTATTTTAGTTCCATTTTAGCTTTCTATTAAATATTTTCCTGCAACAGTCTCTAGCAAATCGGACGGAACAGTCGATTTCTCAATTTTGTATTTTGTGTCATTTATCCTAATAAATGTCTCTGCAAATGTCTCCAGAGTACGCCTTCTTATTTCGCCTGTATCGGTGTGATCTTTATATGATGCTAATAATCCAGATAACTCATAAGATGCTTCGTCTGCCAAATGAAATAGATATGATTTTATGGATTCAAATTCCATATATTCATTTATACTGCTAATAATATCTTTTATCGGTATATTTAATCTTTTCAAATATGGTCTAGCTTGTATAGTACCTAATTCTGGGTGGCCTAATGCAAATGCTAATCCTACGTCCAGTTTACCCATGATACTTGCAGGATTCTGGGCACTCATCGATCTTTCATTTATACTGTTACGTGTTTTCCATGCACGCTGTCTCATTACCCCAAAGACATTTTTATCTACTAGTTTCAGCATATTTCCGGTGGTTTTATGCCTGAAGACAACACCTTCTATCCACCCACCTTCTTCGCATATTGGTCCAAATGCACTTGGACGATTATGGACAATGTATTGCAATAATATTTCTTTTATTACCAGTTTCATGTCCATAACTTGCTGCCGTAGTATTTCACGCTCGTTTGTTATGTCTAACTTTTCTGTTGACCAATCTGAATGACTGATAAACTCGGGACACTTATTCATCTTCAACGAATATATGTCCAACCGTGATACACCATCATACATTGTCCCTGCATGTAGAAAATATTCTAACTTATCTAACAAATGCCTAACCTTTGTATAGATTTCGTTTGACAATGTTATTACCGGGGATCTTTTAAACTTCCAATCATGCATTTCTGTACGTATAGACATTGTAATACCGTCGTCAGTATACGGAACATCTAACACTGTGGATATGTACTTGTCTGCTAAAGAATTTTGCAACTTGTTTATGTCTACTAATCCAGCTGTTGACCTTAAAAAGATCAAGTAATTCGTGTCGGGTGAATAAGGTACCACGTTTGGTAATTCTCCAAATAAAACTTCACATTCTATTTGGTCACCTACACTTAGTCCAATCTCTTTTAACGTCGGAAGAATAGATTCTAATAACAGATGTACTGATCTTCTGTAAGTTGTAGAAAATTGGATGTCGTAT